ATACACGCCTTCTTTATAGCTTATATGTTTACTTATCATAATTAAAATATTGTGTAATTTAATCCTATTTTAAAATCATACCATTCTCTATTCCAGTACTTATTATATTTTCCTTCTATGAAATATCCTAAATTTTTATTTTGTTTTATTCCGTATATTAATCCTCCAGAATAATCATACCATTGATCATCTTTTATAAAGTTATGGTATGAGAATTCACTTCCATCATTATAATGCCAAGGTAATATGTTACCCCAAATATGTAACCAGTTTTTCTTAGTATATTTATAATAATCAAATCCTATAACGATAGAATGTTGTATGACATTTTCTAATTCGTTTCTTTTTTTAGCAACGTAATCTGACAACACCTCTGGAATTACAACTGCTTCCCAAACCTCAGGACTAGTCGCAACTAAAGTTCCATCTGGTGCAAAGTATTCACTATTAGCGACATCGATATTGTACCCTTCTTGAATTGCTAAATAAGTATAATGTAAATTACCATTTGATAGCATCCATTCGCTTAAGGGATTATATCCATAAGGCTCTGCTAGTCGATGTACAGCTCCGATGTTAAAGGATAAGTCTCTAGTATATTTATACCTAAATCTTTCTGATGCTTCAAAATATTCTATATCAGCAAAACCATCTTGTAAATACTCTAATTTTAAAGCAAAAAAGTTAACACACAATGGGTCGTCACAATCATCATCAGAACTAAATCTAATAAAATGGTGTTGGTCTACATAATCTACACCTTCTTGTCTTTTATAATCTACCTCAAATAAGTATTCAACTCCTCTAACTTTACCCACAGTAGCCGCATCACTGTAATTAGACTCCGTTCCATCGTAAAACGTTTGTGCTTTATTTTCATATCCAAATCTCGCTATCTTACGTAAACCTATGGTAAAATTGTAATCATAAGGAGTTGAAATAGTTTGTGTAGACAAACCATTATCAACAGAAAAAATATTAACATCAGATAATGATGTCCCACCATTAACAGCGGCGTAAAATGTAGAAAACTTTAAATTCTTCTTTATTACATCTTGAACATCTATTTGAGATTTTAATAGTAAAGGAAATAAAAGTATAATTAATATTAATTTTTTCATATTGTTTTTTTTAAAACTTTCTTATTATTACATCTATATCACCATCAGAACTATCTGATATTATATATAAATTATATAATCTTGAATCAAATTCAAAATCACTATTATCTAAAACCAAAGTCGATCCATTTGGTATAATAACATTACTTAATATATAATATCTAGTACCAACATATAAATCATCATTGTTAGCTAATATTTGTTCTAAACCTCCTCCAAACACAATCTCTGTATTACTATTTCTAGCCGTACATGTACCAAATAATGTACCGTCAGATTTCCATACTTTTTCATTTTCAAAAACATCTGCGGTTGCTGCTGTTCCATCAACAGTTAATGTTACCGAGCTAGTAGTAGCAGCATTATCACTTTCATTTGAGTTTGTCCCTGTATCTGTGATACTACTACCAACTTGAGAAGTTATCCATAAACTTATAGTTACAGTACCACTACTTTTAACATTTGTTAAACTTAATGAATCATAATGATGATAACCAGTTGTTATTTCTGTTTTAGTATTAGCTGTTATTTTTTGTGTAGTTGTTCTTGCCATTTTATATTAAGATATCGTTACTATACCACCATATACTATATCGTTAGTGTAGTTTGTTGTTGTTACTTTTATAGCTAAATAATTAGTAGCATCTGATGCTACATCGGTTATATCACAAGCTGATCCAACCGTACAACCACCACCGGGAGTTTTGTCAGTTAAAGCACCAGCGTTAATATCAGATTCATAAACGTTAACTGCTAAACCCGTATCGTTTCCATATACTGTTACGGATGTGGCTGTTTTTCCTTCTGGTATAGCTACAAAAGCATAAAGCTCAGCATCGTTATGTGTTGATCTAACTCCTATTATAGTATCATCTCTAAATTGTGCGGATTTATTCGCCCCTCCATCCTCGTTAGACATAAAATCAGTTGGTAATATTTTTATAGTATCACCAAAATGTTTTGTACCTTTATTATCTGCAATATAAGCTGCAGCTATAGGCGTACCTTGCCATGTTCCAGAAGATACTGTACCAACTGTTGTTATATTAGCTTGAGTAAAATGCTCGTTAGCATCAAAATTATTTAACGAATCATGGTCAATCTCACCGGGAACAGCTACCGCTGTTATAGTAGTACCAGAATTTGTTACGCCAACCCCACTAGATCCTAATATACTAAAATCAGCACTACCAGCTGTATCTGTTGCTTTACTTCCACCACCACTATCTGTTGTTATTGTTACACCTGTTATATCTCCTGTAGCCGCAGGTTGGTAGTATAATTTACCATCATCAGCGTTAATACTAACAACATGATCTTGTGTTTCTTCAGTTGCACCTTCTAAATATACGTCACTACGAAACCTAGCTATAAAATCTACAATATGTTGACCTAACCATTTCATGTTAATCTTTTATTAATTTTCTTTCAACAGTACCATCATTATATATGTAAAATAAAAGTTGATTTTTTATTTCTTTTGTTGGTCTTCCTAGTAAATCTGTTATTGCTATTATTTTCCTTTCCATTTGTCTTGTTAATAATGGCCCGACCCACCCATTAAAACAATGATTATAAGTTGCTTGACATATTGTATCCCACTCATTTTCACAACAGTAATCATCTACTGATAATACCCAAGCGTAGCAAGGATCGTTTAACCAATACGGAACACCTGGGCCAGTGATACAACCAGCATTATATAAGCAAGAACTGCTATCATTAACATTAGCAAGCTCAGAATAGTTGTAAGCTGATGGGTCCATACATCCTTCAACCACAGTGATACACGAACCGTTATCAGTATTAGCTGTTGAATCATAGTTAAGAGCAGTACTATCCATACAACCATAAATATAAGCAATACAACTAAAATCTTCTGTATTGGCTTGTGGGTTGTAATTAAGCATACTAGGATCAGTGCAACCGTAAATATAAGGAATACAAGAGTTGTTATCTGCATTTGCTAATGGATTAAAGTTAAACATAGTAGAATCAGTACATCCAAAAACATAAGGCTCACAACTACCGTCATCCGTGTTACAAGTATCACAGAAATTATACATTGTAGGATCCGTACATCCATATATTAAAGGTACGCAAGTATCCGGTGTGTTTGCATTAGGATTGTAATTAAAAGCTAATTCATTCATACAACCTAATATAACAGGGACACATCCACCATTATCTATATTAGCTAATGTATCATAATTAAACGCTGTAGAATCCATACATCCCCATACGGCTAGCGTTATACAACTACCGTCGTCATAGTCAGCTACATAACCTTGTGTGTAATATTCTAAATAAGAAGAGTTAGTACAACCAGGACCATAATAACAAGTGCTGTCATCTGTGTTTGCTAAACTATCGTAATTAATTGCTAATATATCCATACACCCAAATACTTTTTCTTCACAAGTATTACCACAATTAGTAATCATATTATAAGAAAACAACGGTTGTATAAACGGAGGTTGAATACTTATCATAGTATCACCTTCTGGATTAATTAAAGTAAATCCACATTCTATAGTGGTTAAACTAGCTTGTGATGATATATGAAATCTAAATGTTATTGGATCTGGAGCTGTTAATCCTACGTAATATATATCATCAAACCCGCCTGAATGTGTAAATTGATATGATGTATCTGGATGTATTAGTTTTAAATGAGAACCAACCCAACCATTACCCATCAAATCATGTAGTATTAATTTAAAAGTACATGTGTCAATTAATTCCATTGTATTGGCACCTGGATCGTAATTATACATTGTAGAATCTAAGCAACCAAATATTTTTAGTGTTTGACAACTTCCATCATCTACTGTTGCAAAAGGATTCCACTCTACATAATCATCATCTGTACAACCAAGTATAGGAGGACAAGAATCAGATACAAATACATGTGAAGTGTCATATCCAAAAGCTGGATCAGTACCATATATTAAAGTATCGTTACATTGAATAACGTAATAAGAACCATCTTGTCCCTGCCATAAAGCTCCGTTTAAACCATCTCCGTAGCTATCATATATATTAAATATCAAATCTCCCTTAGGGATAGTAGCGTTTGTTATTACTGTAGCATAATCAGGTTGAACATTATATCCACCACCCGTAGCATAGGTTACACCGTTTGTATCTTTTATATCCCAAGATGTTTCGCCTTGATATTGATCTAAATTAATAACAATTTTAACAGGTACACCTGGAGGAGGATTAGGCATGCATTGAGGAACCATTCTATTGTGTATTAACCCTGTTGTAAATGTAGATACAGGATAATCTACCACAGTATCACCACATATAGTAACGTAATAACTACCATTCACAATACCATCACCATATCCATCATATATAACAAATGATATATTAGTAATACTATCAGCCATATAAACAGTGTCTCTGTGCATTGTATTTGGCGCACTATAATGATAATAAGGAACGTAAGCTATAGTATCGCCTTGATAAGCGTCTTTATACAAAGTCCATTTAGTTTCTCCTGGCCAAGAATCAGTTTGTATATGTATAACAACTTCTTTTTGCGCAAAAGTTATTATAGGTAGTAATAGTAATAGTATTATTTTTTTCATTTTATTTTTTTTGTACAACATTTTTTAGTTTCTTTTTCACAAGTTTGTTTTGTTGTCAAGCAACTTGATAAACATAATAATAATAATATAATTAATAATTGTTTCATTATTAACAACATTTTTTATCACACCATCCTAAACAAATATTACCAACAGTAATTTTACATATAAGTTTACATATAGTTTCTTTCATATTTTTATCTTTTACCTCCATGATATTCTACGGCATGGCCCTCTTTTATTAATAATTCATTTACATTTTCTAAGGTCATTTTATCTTGACCGTCAACAACGTCTATGTGTAACTCACCTAAACATCTTCCATATTTTCCAACGCCGTGAGATTTTAATTGTATCATATTAGCACCTTCTAATAAATTCTTTAATCTATCTTTAGCTGCTAAACCTCTTGCTTTTTCTTCTAAATCTCTAGTTCTAGATTCTGGAGTATTAATACCAACAAATCTAATTCTTTTTTTAATAGACACATCAAATCCTAAATCAATATGAGCATCAATGGTATCACCATCAATAACTCTATCTAATTTTATTTTATAAGTATACATTAGAAATCACTCATTAATTGGTTATTTATTTCTTCCTGTACTTCTTCTCTTGTTGCTTGCATTTTAAAACTTAAATCAGCTTGAAATCTAGCAACTTCTTCTCCATCTTTAAATATAATAATAGTAGGTACTACTGCTATTTTATATTCTTTTTGAGATTCTTTGTCTTTAGCGACATCAGTATAACTTATAGTTTTACAATCTTCAAGACTTTGAACCCAACCAACATCATTAGCGCTATTCCAACTAGCGTTAAATTGTTTTACTTCTATTTGGCCAAAAGCTGTTGTAACTATTAACCAAAACACAATTACAAATAGATATGCTATTTTAGGATCAATATTTTTCATTTAATTTTATTTATAAAGATGATCTTCTATTTTTTCAATAGATTTTTTAATTTCCTTAACATCTTCTTGAGTTGTCATAATAGTTTGACGAATCATTTGATCTTTCATATCAAATTCCATTCTAGTAACTTCTGCCTCAGGTGGTTCTGGTAATGCTTTTGCTTCAGCTATATCTGCTTGAAGCATAAACCACATACTAATTATTGTTGCCATTCCAAAACCTATAGCTATTAAGGTTTTTATACTGATATGAAAACCAGTATCTTCATTTAATTCTTTTGCCATTTTATTATTATCACTTGTTTATATTACTTTATAAGCTCTGCTTCTGGGTAATTTCTTTCAAAAATATCTTTATCTTTTAACCTAACCCAACGTATTTGGTTGTTATATAAATATGGTCTATAACCAACTCTAGTTTCTTTTTTTGCTTTGTTAATCATTCTAGTTACAGAGGCTTTACCTTTTCCTCTTAATCTATTTTGTATCTTTATTTGTTCTCTTAATTTTTTCATTTCTTCGTTTTCCACTCCTAAATCCCATCTATTCCAACCCATTAAAAGCGCTATCGATTGCCACGTTTCATGCTCACCGCTTAAACCTTCAACAACATTATTAGTCTTGTTAACTAATCTAGCTAAAGGTACGTTTGTCAATCCCTCAACAACATTACCGGTTATATTTAAAGCTGGATTATCAATATTAAATCCTCTTGCTTCTATAAGCTGTTTGTTGTATTTATAATTTGTTAATCCAGAATACACTTTTCTAACTCTAGACCCTAGAGGTGGTGAGAAATTTAATCCTTGTAAAACAGTTCTCATGTGATCTGCGTTATATCCTTTGCCTTCTTGCTTGTGGAATTCTAGTAACATGTTTTTTAAAGATGATACACCAGCTCCAGCAAAACCAGATCCTCTTAAAACAGTGTCTAACATAGAATTAGCAATTCTAACTTCTTTTTGTTTTATAGCATTCTCATCAGTATCATCAAACAATAATGTGAACAACCCTGCTTGTAATGATGAGAATATAAAGTTTTGCATAGCTCCATAATATATAATTTTAGATATATGAGCTTTAGCATCTCCTCTTCCATTTTTAAGATCTGTAAAAGACTTCTTTATAATCCTGTTATACTGCATTGGTGTGTTAGCAAAAGCTAATATAAATCTCCCAAGTGGAGAAGCTTGTTGTTGTGATATTAAATCTGGTCTAGCAGACTGCTGTGTTCTTTCTGCTATGTGTTGGAATTCTAACCAAGCTTTCTTCTCCGCATTTTTCTTTGTCAAACCTTCTTTCATATATTTTTTAACAGTATTTCTATAATATGAAGCACCACCTGTTGCTATTGCAAAACTATCAGCTATTTGAGTTGGCATAAAACCTTTTTGTAACAACCATTTCATACCGGATCTAAACTTATTTGAACCAGAAGAAGCAGCTTCCGCCAACTCAACGTGGTTAACATCTGTTTTTAAACCTGATCTTCTCTGTTTAGCCCAATTAGAATTAAATATCATAGTTACATCTTTCCAATATTGTTTTGGATTAGCAAAAGTTTTAGCAACATTAAATATATTATTATGACCCCAATTAACAAAGTTCACTGTAGATAACATCTGTAAAGTTGCTGATCTAATGTTAGCAAACATTATAGCACCAACAGAATTAGACATTGCTTCTGAAAACCTATAATTAAATCTATCTTTACCAATATTTCTATTAACACCCGTTTCCATTCTATATAAAATATCTTCTAAAGCTTCTCTATATTTAGTACCGTGAATAGCTTCAATTTTGTTTAAATTTTCTGGTGAAAATATTTCATTTTTATTTTCTATCCATTTATTCAAATACTTAGCTCTTGCCGTTCTAGATGTCAATGACATTAAATCAGTTTGTATATCACCTGTTAACCAATCTTTTTTCGGCTCTATATAACCCTCTTTCTTTCTTGATATTTTACTTAGTGTGTGTGACAATGCTAGTAAATCAGGATTAGAGTTTACTGCTTCTAACAATTTACCTTTGTCTGTTTTAGATAGACCAGGCGTGTCGTAACCAGCCTTCTCAAATAAATGAACACGTAAAGCTTGTTCGTAAGTAAAATCCTTATTATCCTTTACTCTTTCTTTTAATTTATTTATAGCTTCTTTATTTTGAGATTTTAAAACATCATATTCTGTAGCTATTTTTTGTTTAGCATTATTTAAATCAAAAATACCTTTTTCAAATGGATCTAATAAATTTCTTTTAAACCAAGCTTGATGTTTTTCTCCTTTAACACCTTTACCCATAAACTTATACATTAATCCTACAAAGTCCTCAGCAGATGATGGTATAAAAAATTCAAACTTATCTTTCGCAGAGCCTCTTATTTTAGCTTTAACATCTGAAAAACGTTTTTTAGCTTCCATTCCAGAAACATCTTCTAGTATTTTGTTAAATTTCTCACTTCTTTTTGATGATAAGCTTTGTTGAGCAAGTTGAACTTTGGATTTAACATCGAATTGATTAAGTACATTTTTAACCGCGTTAGTATTTTTTATAGCATCGTCAGCAAAATAAAAATCATTGTAACCTTCCGCAACTTTACCAACCATCCATTTAGCTTTAGCTTCAGCGGTGCTATTACCTAAACCTTTAATATTTTCTAAAGGTATTTCTAAACCAATACCTTTCAAAAACTCGTGTATAGCATTTGCAGAAACACCAGGTCTAGCTGTTAATATAAAAACATCTTTATTACCAAATTTTTCATTTCTTTTTAGTGCTTTGTCAAAAAACGGACCTTTCTTACCATCAATAACTTTATTAAATTCAGAAAAATCAAATTTAAAACCTTGATCTAATAACGTTTTTCCATGCTTAGCAAACTCCTCAGCATTAAGTTTACCTTTTTTGCCTTTAGGATCTGTAAATAACACGTTTGATTTTGTTCTAGCTATAGTATCATCAAAATCCCAAACAGTAATACCTCTTTTTTTCTTTTTAGTTTTTTGACCTTCTAAAATAGCTTGAACCTCTTTTATGTAATGATTTAAATCCTTACTACTCAAGTGTCCTAGTTTATCTAAAGATTTGCCAGATAATTGCTCTATCAAACTATCACCCCAAGTTTTTATTTCTACTTTTTTACCTTTAACATCAATAATAAAGTTTTCAGATAATTGTTTTGGGTCAACTATTAATTGGAATTCTTGTTTTACACCTTTAGCCATTGGGCCTTCGTAAGTTGTTCTACCAGATTTATCGCTTAATTTTTGATTTTTTTCAGTAGTAAAAGATCTATTAGAATACTTATCAGTTAATACGAAATCTTTTATAAATTTATCTTTGCTTTTATATTTAGCAATATTTTTAACAGTGTTTACAGATTGATTTAAAACTTGAACGATATGTTGGTCGGACACTTTACCTTTCATTGTTGTAAATGATGTAACTGGATTTGTAGCTCTCCATATTCCGTAAGGTATATATGTTTGTTGTGCTAAAAAATTAGCTACATCATTAAACCTTTCGTTTATCAACTTTTTATCACCACCTTTATAAACGTAATCATGTAAAGACCCAGCTAAATCTTTTCTTACTTTCTTGTTATTTTTATATGCATCAACTATAGAGGTTCCATAATCGTTAAGATAACCTTCCATCCAATTAACTATTTCTTCAGCTTTTTCTATTGGTGTTAAGTCTTTATTATTAGTTCTTCTAATTTTATCTTTCAAAGCGTTAGACAATATAATTCCAGCTTTATCACCTGTTGTTTTAGTTCCAAAACCTGATAAACCTAAAAATTGTCCATGTATTTCGTTTATTGTTTCCCAAGAAATATCTTGTTCTTTAAGTATTTTTCTACCAGCCCATGAATTATATGGTTGCCATTTTTTAACACCATAACTATCTAGCAACATTGAATAAAAAAATGTACTAGGTAATTTAAGGTTTTTATTTAAATAATTAGCTAATTTAACGAATGTTTCTGGTTTATTAATATAACCATCTTTACCACCCGCTACATCTTTGTTTAATTCAAACCCCGCTTTTCTTAATTCTTCTCTTAATTCCTTATTTCTAAAACGTTTATATTGCTCTACAACTATCTTTTCTAGTTTAGCTGGTGTTAAATCATAAGCCTCATATATACTTGTAGCTAGCTTTTTATTATCAGATATTTGTAGTAAAATATCTTTTTCTAATTTTTTATATTCTTTACTATCTTCGCCTAATATACTTTTAACTCTAAACAAACTAGGTTTTCTTTCTTGAGCTTCTTTAATTAGTTCGTTATATTTAGACGCTAAATTTGGAGATTTTCCGTCTTGCACCTTATTTATTAAATCTTGTAAAGTTGTTTTAATAACAATATCTCCACTAGCTTCTCCTCTTTTAATAACATCTTTACTTAATTGAATAGAAAAACCTCTACCCATTTCATATTGAAGATTGTTAAATGCTTTTTTACGTTTTTTACCTAAAGCAGAATCAGCATTAACGCTAACAAGTTTTCCTTTAGCATCAAAAGTTACATGTAGTACGTCTCTAAGGAAACTTTCTCTAGTAAATGTCTTTTTTCTTTGTATAGGTAAATTTTGTGTTGAACCTTCTATTTTTAAACTTACGGTTTCGCCTGTAGGTTCCATAATATCTCTAACCACGGTTCCTTTTAACTTTGTAGACATTTGTGCAGATCCTTTAGATCCAACTCTATGTGGTAAATCTAATCTGGCTATAGAAAACGATTGTTTACTAACAGCATCTAACGCTACTTTCCAATTATCACCTTTTGTAATCCAATTTATTTTTTCAGTAATAGTATTACCCATTACTTCAGATATAATATCTTTAGCAACGTTATCTACGGTTATTAAATCTTCCTTATACCAATCTCTACCTTCAAGTCTACTTTCAACTCTACTTATCTGCTCTTCATTAAGTTTAAAATCTTCTTTTAAAATTCTTTTTCCAGCTATTTCTTCTTTTAACTCTTTTTCTTCTTTCTTTCTTTTTTCTTTTTGAGCTTCAAAGTCATAACCTTCACCCTCTTTTTCTTTATATTCTGGAGCATCTCTACTAACTGTTTTCATTTTGACATCTAAATCAATACCAGCTCTTTTCAATATATTACCTAAACGTTGGTTACCGGTTTTACCCCTTAAAGCTCCAATTAAATATTTACCAAAAGCTCCTTCTGAAGGTTTATACGAATCAATTATATTCATAACCTCAATATCTGCTGATGATTTTATTTCTTTTAATTCTGCTTGAGAACTTTTAGCTGGATCAATAACACCTGGTGTTTTTGTTTTTGGGTCTCCAAACAACCATCTATTAACAATACCTTTATTGTTTTGTAGAATATCCTCCTTTATTTTGTTTGACTTTTTTAAACCTTCTTTAATCTCGTTTATACGTGGTGTTAATTTTCTAATTTCTTCTATATAACCCTCTTTTCTAGCCTCACCTATACTTCTTGCTTTATCCTCTAGTTTAGCTAATTCCAAACTAAGTTTTTTTGTTTCTTTTTTATCTAATTTTACTTTATTATATTCTTTTAATAAAGCGTCGTTTTTAAGCGATACTTTTTTATTAGATTCTGTTACTTCTTGTAATTGATCTGTTTTCCTTAATTCTGAAATCTCTTTTACAGTTTTCTCTACTCTTTCTTTCCAATCTTTAGGCTTTGTAGTTTCTAGCTTATTTTTTCTTTCTATTAATTCTTGTCGTTTAAACTCATTAACTTTAGAGCTTAATGGTTCCTGATTCTTAGTTACAGTTTCTCTCATTTTAGCAATCTTATCAACCTTGTTAATATGATTATCTAAAACGGGGTCACTTAGTAGCTCTTTGAACTTTTCTAATTGTCTCGATGTAACTTTACCACCTGCTAAATCCATAGATAGATTTGACATAAATCTAACTAAATCTAAGCCTTTTAAATTTTCACCAAGTTTAGCTTTACCTCCACCACCACGTTCTAATAAACGATTATATGATTGGTGCATACGTGTCATTATACCACCACCAAGAACCTTATCTCTATTCATTGGGTCTGCTAAAGCCTCCATAGTATAACTTATAAACTCATTAGCTTTTATATCATGAAAATCTTTACGATTACTATATTCATTCAATATATAATCTTCTATAGAAAACTCTTTATAAACTCTAGCAGCTTCTTTTTGAGCTTTTATTTGCGCGGGTGTTCCCTCGAAATCAGTTCTTTTATCTATAACTTTACCATCTTTATCAATATACTCGCCGTTTTTCTTAGCAAAACCTCTAAATTTTATAGGTTTCAAATTCTCTATCAATTCTAATTTAAATTTTTCAGCTACAAGTTTTCCTTTTTCAGTACCAAACCATTGCTTTATAAATACATGGTTAACCTCGTGTGGTATTTTACCCCATTCAGCTCTCTGTGCGTCTACCCATATTGTATTTTTACCATCAAACTCCGCTGCGGAATCTTTATCTTTAAAATCACCATCTTTTCTATATCTAACAACTTTAAATTTAATAGGTTCACCATCTTTATTAGATGTTCTCATTTTAGACATCTCTTCAATTATAGTATTGAACCTTTCGTTCATTTGTTTTGTTGCTTTCTCTGGACTACTTTTAAAATCAATATTTCTATTTATAATATTAATTCTTCTCATAACACCATTCTGAACCTGAATCCAATTATCTATTCTTGATTCTAAATCTGTTACTTTCTTTTTCTCACCGGGATTTAAATCTTCAAATTTTCTACCTTTTAATATGTTTAATCTATCAGTGTTTAGTTCTCTTGACTTAACTAGTGATTCTGTTAACAAGGTGTCTAATTGTCTGTTGCTTCTAAATCCTAACCACTTACCACCGTGACTATCTATAGTTCCTTTAAAACCAACTAAAGAAAACACTAAAAATTCTACTAAAGCATCTCTACCGACTTGACTCATATCACCATACGCGTCTTCTATATGTTTCATATAAGACTCATTACCGCGCATGTCTTCAATAAGAGCATGTAATTCTTCTCCTGCTTTAACACCCATCGCACCACTACTACCGTTTCTAATAAACGTTCTAACAGCTTCCCACCTACTACCAGCAGCTTTCGGTAATAATCTTTGCATTAACTGTCCAACTCCATAAAAAGCAGCACCAGAACCTACATGGTAATCTTCTGGTCCCATTACAATACCCATTTTAAGTTCTTCGTTTAAAACTTTAGCTGTTGGTATTAATACTTTTCCTAATTTAGTAGAATCTAAAGATCTTAATCCTAAAGTTTTAACAGCTTTATCAAACTCTTTTGTACCACGCTTTACATCATAAGCTTTTTCAAAAGCTTTTATTGATTTTTCAGTTTTTAACAATCTCATACCCAACTTACTTAAAGCGAATTGACTACCAAGTCCAGCTGTAGCAAACTCTATAGCCGCAAACTCCGCTATAGCAGGTACAAAACCAGTTACTCCCTCCGCAACCTCATAAGCCATATTTTTTTTAGAAGCTTCTAATTGTGCTTCTGTCATTTCGTAATCAGGTATATTCTTTAATTTTTCTAGTTCAGCTTGAACGCTTTTACTTCTATCATCTATTTCAAAATCTCTATCAAATATTCTCCCAGTACTTTCTACTAAAATACCACCCATGTGCATAAAGAAATCACCAACATTTTCTACAACCGCGCCTTTTCCTGATATTTTACTAGCGGGATCTATATTTAACAAGCTCATCTCATTAACAGTGTTTAAATCAGATATTAGTTTTTTACGTTCTGATTTGTATGTTTTTAATGATTGTTTAAATCTTTGTGAAAAATCTTTACCCTCCGTATACTCTTCTATATCACCATAATCTCCTTTAGCGCCTTGTTTAGACTGTTGTTTGTCAAATTCAAAAAGACCAAAATAACCAGGATCTGATTTAAACTTTTTACCCTCCATTGGTAAAGCTGTATCTCCTTTTATTATTTCTTTATAGTTTTCTGCTAAAAATCCAAATGGAACTTCGTATATATAACCTAAATCAGTTGTACCAGAAGATCTGTAACCCGCTTTTTCTAAAAGCTTTCTACCCTCGTGATTATTTATAACAATTTTTTCCATCTTGTTATACATTTTATCACTAATAAACTTATCAACATACATATCATCTCTCAACTCATCTATATTGCTAAACTGTAATCTTTTACTAACATCTTGTCTAGAGTTGTCTCTATCCTCTTCAGTTAACATGTATCCACCAACTAGTTTTTCACCTTGAACTGGTGATATTGGATTTCCATCTCTATCAACAAAACTACTAGCTGTTGTATACCAATTGGTATAGTTATTTCTAGCTGTTCTTATTTGTGATTCTAATTTTTGAATATCACTTCTTTTAACATCAACACCATTTAAACGTTGTTGGTTTAATTTTTTCCATTCTTCTACTAGATTAAATAGTTTTTTTCCTTCTTTTGAAAACTCTTTTATTGATTTTTGTTTGTAAAGCTCGTGAATATCATCAATGGTTGCTGCTTGAAACTTTCTACCATCAACATCTTCTTCTATATTTTCTGCTAAAAAATTAGCTAATTGATTAGACTCGGCGACTAATCTAGCATTTCTAGCAGCGTAATATCTATTGTTTACAGCTTGTTCAATAGATCTATCAATTTCTTTTTCTTTTAATTGGCTATAATCATCATTAGGATTCCAACCAAAACCAAAAATACCCTCTGTACCAGCTTTCGACTTTAAAGCTTTTAATATAACATTGTACTTAGCTTCTTCTTTGCTTATGTTTTGATTAACTTCTCTTTTAACAGCATATTCCCAATCTGTTATACCTAAGCTTTCTAAAAAGCCTGGTTCATCTAGTTTTCTCTCTATTAATTCTGAAAACTTACCCATTTGTCCCTCATAAACAGGTGTAATACTAACACCTGTTGCAAAGTTACTTATCTTACTAGCAACAATATCCCAATCTCTAGCATTCTCTTGGTTTATATTAGATATATTATTAGGTAGTTTTACATCTAAATGTTTGCCACCTTTATGAACTCTTACTTCGTCACTACCTGGAGATATTTCCTCAAACCAAACACCTTTATCTCTATATAAATTGTTTAAATGTACAACGGCGCTCTCTTCAATATTAAAAGCACCGTTCAAAGTAGATTGTTTATGTAATTGTTCTCCAGATATAGGAGCAAAGTTAGGATCTGTATTAGGAGCAGCATTCGCACTCATCCAATCATTTAAATCAGACGCAACTTTTGATCTACCAGCGTCTGTCCAATTATTAAAGTCAAAAGTTTCACTTATTGTACCATCGAAATTTGTAACCTTTACTTTATTTGAAAGAAGACCAGCCGTTTCAAAAGAAAAACCAAGATCACCATATTGTGAGTTTAATCTAACAACAGCATCATCATCCGATAATTTAGTTACATCCTCAGTAACTTTTTCACTAGATTCACCAAAATACTCCTCGGCATCAGGATATGTTTCTAAAAATTGCTTAACACCTTCCTCAGGAATATTATATATTCTTCCAAATAATTTAAATCTTCTCATAAATTATATTTTATTCGTTTAAATTTTTTTCTGAATTAAAGTTAAACTCACCTCCTCCTTTAGGTTTTTTCCACCAATCTGTAAATTGATTCCAGAAATTTCTATCACCACCACTAGTTTCGATTAAATTTTCTATACTATCATCGTCAAGATCAGAGTTAGCTTTTTTAAATACACTGTATCTTCTTATATGTTGTGCTTCTATTATCTTATTGTATTCTTCACTATCTAAAGGAAGATTAATTTGTGCTATTAAATCATCAATATCAGTGGCAAACACTTGCGTTCCGTTGTCTAATAGTATACTATATCCATCATCATCTTTACCTGGGTTTTTAGTAATTATCTTATCTCCATATCTAAAAGTTTTATCTTGTCCTAGATTAACTACAGCTAAGTCTTGTTGCTTTTTTAATTGAGCATTGTAAAGATCTAATTTTTTTGCATCATTATTTATTTTTCTTATATTGGCTTCTTCTTTTAACAAAGCTTGTCTAGTTTTTTCATCTAAATCAGTATTGTTGTCAACATGTTCTAATGTTTCCATTAAAAAACCACCAAAATCCCTTTTATTTTCAAAAAAGAAATTTCTATAATCATTTTTTATTTTTTCTTCAGTATTCCATTTATCAACTGGATTTCCACTTAAATATTGATCTATAAAAGATATACCATTTTTAGTTTTGTTTTTAACGCTAAACATCATATCAAAACTCTCACCAGATTTATTACCTAATTCTAACATTTTGTATATATTTTGATTGTTTAATTCTTTATTAAATTTAAAACCTTTTTGCTTGTTTTCTTCAGTTGCAGCTAATATACCATTCCAAGTATCTTCTGCCATGTTCTCTTGTACTCTAGCAGGTTTAAATTCAGATCCTGCTATTTTCTTACCATTTACCTTAAAATAAACCTCACCATTTTTTATCTCCATATCGTCAAATATCTCACCTGATATCAACGCGTTGTTTAAAGCTTTTTGATCCTCACTAACACCTGTAGCTAACATATCTTTATTCTCTATAGCATTAGTCCTCATAACTTTTATGTTATCTAATATACCAGAAACAGTATTCATTTCATCTTCTAAACTATTTAATGTAGCTGTACCTTCTGTATAAGCATCACTACCAGGAGAAAACCAAGACGTACTATTAGCAGCGTCAGTATATCTACTTCTCATATTTTTGTACCAAGCACCTACAGCTTTTCTACCATTTGGTTCAATTTTTTGTAAATTAAATTGTTCTGGTAAATTATCTATAAATTTTTCTGCTCTTTCTTGAGAGTTTTTTTGCCATTTTTTAATATCTTTCTCGACAATTTCCCAAGGATTACTAACCTCTGGTTGTGCTAATTCACTTTGTCTTAATTGATAAGCTAAATTTATTAATGTATTATCTGTACTATATCCCATATTTTTTTAATTTTATTACCACTTAACCCCGAAGGTGGTATTTAACCAATCGGTACCTTTAGTAGTACCAGCCCAAGCACCTAAACCTTGACCAACCGCACTTATCATATTACCTCTTGATGTATTTTGTGCTGATTGATTAGCTGTTATAGCTTGATTAGTGGCCATAGAGTTAGCCATACCTATACCATATAAATCTCTAATTCTAGCTGCTTGCATGTTTTGCAACCACTCGTTTCCAGCGCCTAAATATTGTTGTCTAGTTATTTCACCTCTACCTCTTAACTCGTTTGCTGATAAATAACCCTTACCTATCAACTCGTTTGTCATAAACTGTCCTTGGGCTATCATTTGATTTGTAGCTTGCTCTCCTTTTGCGGCTGCTTCATCAGCCATCCATTGTCCCTGTCCATACAATTGTTGAGCTTGCATTCCACCGGCTGCTTGTAACTGTTGTATATTCATAGCACTTTGAGCTTGTTGTTGTTGTATGCTCATTGCTCCTTGAGCTTGCATTTGTTGAATATTCATAGAGGCTTGTCCTTGTAGTTGATCCGCGTATTGTTGACCTTGCATGATTTGAGTATCGGTATACTGTTGACCCTGCATTCTTTGCGTTGCAGCAAACTGCTCACCTTGCATTCTCTGTGTTGCGGCAACTTGTTCACCTTGCATTCTAGCTTGATCAGCCATCCATTGACCTTGACCTTGTAATTCAGCTGCTCTCATACCTCCTTTAGCCGCAGCTTCGTCAGCTAGCCATTGACCTTGACCCTGTAATCTTTGTACTTCTAAATCACCTTTAGCAGCAGCCTCATCAGCTAACCATTGACCTTTACCTTTTAACTCCGCAGCTCTCATTTCTCCCTCACCTCTAAGTTTTTCAGCAAACATCTCTCCTTGACCTCTTAGTTCTTGTGATCTTAACTGTCCTTGTCCTTGAAGTTGTTGTAGTTGCATTTGTCCCTGTGCAGCTAATTGTTGGTTTTTAGAAGCTTGATTTACTTTAGCTTTTTGATTAGCACTTTCTTGTTGGGCAATATTAGCAGCGGCTTTAGCGTTAGCATTTGTACTTTGATTAGCTAAAGCTTGGGCTAAAGAAGCAATACCCGTTGAACCAGCACTACTTTTAAGACTTCCTAATATGTCAGCTTGAGATTGAGCGTTTTGTCTAGTTTGAAATTCTGCCGCTTGTTGATCAACAGTTAAATCTTCAGCTGTGTTTTCCATATTATCATAAGGATTTTTCATCGATGCGTATGGATTATTTACAGCGGCATATGGATTTTTTGTTTCAGCGAAAGAATTACTAACATCCGCGTAAGGATTTTCTATACCAGAATAAGAATTTGACATCGAAGCATATGGATTATCAAGATCAGCAAAAGTATTCGTAACTTGAGCATATGGATTTTGTGCTCCAGCAAAAGCATTTGTAGCACCGGCAAAAGCGTTTGTAGCTCCACCAAACGCATTAGTCATACCAGCAAAAGCATTTTGTCCAGAAAATGGATTAGTCATGTTATCATAAGCATTCGTCATACCATCAAAAGCATTAGTCATACCAGCATAAGTATTAGTAACGTTTTCATAAGGATTACTTAAACCTGCAAAAGAGTTTGGCATTCCAGAAAAAGGATTACTCATACCAGCATATGGGTTTTGAGTGTCAGCATAAGGATTTGAAAAACCAGCATAAGGGTTTGTAAACTTCATATTTTCATAAGCTTTTCTACCTTTCTCAAGTCTAGAATTATCTACAGATCTTTGACTTTGTAAACTTCTCATTTGCTTTTTTTGCTGTTTTCTACTTTTGTAGCCATTATATAAACCAACAGCTGCCCCGATTACAGCGCCCCAAATTTTAGCTGGTGAATCTCCTGATTTTGTTTTATTAGTTATTCTACCTACAGCCATAATATATTGTTTTTTATTTTCATATCTTATATTTTATATATAATTACACTTTTTGTGTATTATTTACTACTTTCTGTTATACCCACGCTTAAATCTGTTACTTTTGATATCAATGTAGAATCATTTTCAATTTTAATAGTAGCATGTCTACCTTTTACACTACCTTGGTTTATACTCTTGTTTTTTACAAACAACATGAAATCACCAGAAGTAATACTAATAATTGGAGATGCTTCGTTATAAAAAACTTCTATTTTATTAGCTGTAGTATCTTCAACTATATCAGTTACTGTTCCAACTGTTTTAAACGCTTCGTTGACAACAGTTTGTAATTTATCACCGATAGTTAACGATGTGTTAAATTTGTTTATAGGCGAAAAAGTAACGGATCTTGTAGCCATATTTTATATTTTTATTGATTAATAAAATCATTAAGCGTTAAACCTATAGCGAAATCAGCTGTAGCACTTACTTTAATTTTATAATTACATTTTAAAGTTATTATATGTGTAGTTGTTTGCTCTATAGAAAAATCATTAAACTCAAACAAGCATTCGTTTACACCACCACCAGTGATATTTGTAAAACTAGAACTATCAGCAGCCACAGCAGATAATGCTTGATTAAATATAGGTAAACCGTTGTTAAAAGTTGTGTCTACCGTGATGGCGCTACCAGTGCTTGTTATAGTAAAAACCAACCTACCAGTAGGCGCATCTTCTACTGAAAATAGAGTACTACCAGTAGATTTTATAACACTACCAGTAGACACGTCATTACTATTTGTAACAGCCGTAGACATGGTAACATTGCTTAAACCTGTTGTTGTTGCTGTAAAAGAAATATCAACTATAGGTGTTTGTGTAAAAGTAATAGCTGCTAATCCACTACCAGCGGTTGTACCCGTGTGTACAGTTGGCGTAACAGTCCAAACTTTTTTAGAAGATCTAGCTGGAATATTATATTTACACACTTTAACACCTGGTTTTTTTTGTTTTACATAATCCATGCTTTCTATATCTAAATCATTGATAGTTTCAGGTGTTATAGTTCTAACTAAAGAGGTTGTAGCGACTTCATTATCGTCTTCATCTTTAACACTCATTTTAAACTGTGCTCCAATATCACCTTTACAAAAAACATATAAAGGACTTGTTGTACCAACTAGATTACTTACACATCCTATAGAATATAATTTTTTAACAGTAGCAGTTGTTTGAGCAACAGTAAAATTAACGTCAACTTCAGGTATAACGTTTTGTACCTCGTCTGTGCTAGCTTTATAGAAAAGTGTTAAAACGCATTTAGTTATTTTACCATCATCATCATAGGTATTAACTTGTGTTTGTTTGTAAGTGGCAACTTCATTTTCAATAGATAGATATGGTTGAGCTGAATAATAATAATTACTTCCTGTATCAGCTTGTAAAGTAACATTAAATATTTCAGTAAATTCTGTTGTTGAAAATTTTCCAATATAATGACCACTACTAACGGTAACGGTTGCAACCTGCGAAACGACTCCATCACTAGCAGTTTGGCTTTTCGTACCGGTAGCTATAGTAGTAGTGTTACCCGTTACAGAACTCGGTGTGTTTAATTTAGTGGTTGCTGATTTTTTCATTTATATTTTATTTTTAACTATGTGTTGTGTTGTCGTCCCAATCTGAAAAATTATTAGTAAAACTTCCTTTTTTACTCGTTGAATTTGCGGTTCCAACTGCGATATGATGAGCGATTAATTCTGAACCTGTATTTTCATCAAATTTAAACCATAAGTTTAGTCTAGTATCATTATATATACTATCATCAGCAAAACTACCATTTGCATTAAAACTATTATAAGTGTACATATTAGAAATTTCTGTATCTGTTAAAAGCGAGCCACCCATCATAAAATTATCAAAATAAACATGATGTCCAGCTCCTGCATCGTGTTTAGGTGAAAACGTAAACGTATTAACAGTTCCTCCATTAGGATTGGTTGCCGCTCCGACGGCTGCGTTTTCGTTATAGGCTGGTGAACCGTTACAACCAACCATTATAGAGTATTTATCCGAGTTGTAACTACCTCCAAATGGACCTGGAAACAAACGGTTACTAGATTGTTTTGCTTGTGACAACTTAATAGCGTTTGTTTGTAGATCATCATTGAACGGGGTGTGGCACAAACTACTTCCATATAAACCACCTTGGTTAACCCCATCTCCACCAACTTTTAAACCGTTAACGTAAATATGACCACCATTCACCCCATCAGTTACTCTTTGAGGTACTGAAAGCACGGTATTGATTGCCGGTGGATAACCAGCACTATTAAAGTGATAACTAGCATTTTGATCAAAGTTAAAAGGACCACCCCAGGTATTACTGTATCCACCCGTATTCTTTATTCTATCTATCATAGCTGAACTAATATCTGTTCCATCATGCTGAAAAACTAATTGATTCCATTGGTTTAATTTTATACCATAAGTACTATCTGCATTATCACCCCAAAGATCTACATACTGCGTAACTCTAGTAAAAGTATCACCCTTTCCATATACCATCGTAGATTGTGGGTGACTTAACCAATCCATAGTACGCACTGTAAAAGCTAAACCTTTTTTACCAGCATATTCAGTTAATCCAGCATGCCAAATTCTACCCTGTCTACCTGCAGCACTCCAATTATTCCAATAACCATGTGATGCTATTGTTTTATATTTACTATCTCCCATAGTATCACCCCAGTTATTAGTAGCAGATTCTATATATATCCATATGGCAACCCAAAAACTTCCATCACCATTATTGTAAGTTTGACTTGCGGTGGGATTTGATGGCCAACCATACATATGGTTACCTTGACCTGTACCTGTGTTTGGATCTATATATACCGCAGGACCATCATCATTGTTAGTGTTAGCAGGGTCGTAAGGATTAAATTTTATAGAACTTCCTACAGGAGCACTACCACCACCACCACCACCATTACCACCTACAATAACCGGTGGGGCTGCACCTTGATAAGGGTCTATCACAATATCCTCATATGTAACGATATTACCGCTATTGTTTAATTCGTCTGTATCAACACCACCAACTGTTTTGTATAGTTTATAAGTTCCAGGTATCAAATCAATCATTGTTTGTTGATTAAAGACGCTTAATTTCCTAGCGTTAGAACTAGTCCAAACGCCATCTATTTTACTTCTTGGACCAATCTCTATTTCTACAGGTGGATTAGTTGTGCCCCATGTTACACCCCTGTCGTAACCATTTACTAATTCAGCCGATCCTGAAGTTCTAACTAATCTAAAACTTAAATCATTATAACCAGTTACACCAGCATTATTATCAATTGAAAAATTAATTTTTCCATCAATACCACCAGTTACACTTATTGAACCTATAGTGCCAGAAAAACCGTTGTAGCCTGCTTGTAACTCGAGATAACTATCATCAATATATCTAGCTCTCATATATACATTATATGTTCCAGCGCCATTATCTAGTGTAAACTCGTATTCTGTACTATAATTACCGCTACTACCATCTTGAGGTTCACCCTCTCCATAATCATCCTCACTAAGAAAACAACCATCATAAACTCCTCCAATTGATTTTGGTACTAGATTTATAGTTCCAGAAGTATAAGTCTCCACAACAATTTGTACTTTATACACTTTACCAGCTTGAAAAGTGTGCATGTTTACACTAGTATTATTACTGTTGCTTTGAGATAACATAACATCTTGATAACTTGCGCCCGCTGTTTCCGCTCTGTTGTTAGTGTGATTTATTGTTGTGTGAGGACCAGTGGTCCAATGATCACCATTTGTACTAGCGCTTTGATTTGAACTTAAAGTTTCAAAAGCGTTGTCAAAAACCATTTCCATGTCACTGTTAGTAGGTCCTGTTCCTGTTATTGGCATTTTATTTATTGTTTAATTTATATTATCATGTGTTTGAGCTGTATCTATTGAAACTGTAACATCTATAAATTCACCAGTTATATCGTTACCTTGATATGTAGCTTGTATTCTATACGTATCACCATTGAGACCATACACTTGGTTAGGTGCTGATACCTGTTGACCAGCTTGCCAACCTTTTTCAAAATAAGCTAATAAAGAATCACCTGATATAGATACTGTTACTTGTTCATCAGTACTTGCGTTAGCGTCTAAAGGCCATGTAACATTGTTTATAGCTGCACCAGTTGAACAATCTATTATTGGTGTTACAAGATCAATGTCTCTAAATATTTTAAATCCAATACCAGTTGTATAACCAGTATCATCTGGATCTTGGTGAATAAAGAATTCAATTCTACCATCATTTAGACCACCAACTGTTTCATTAGTAATTTGATAAACTGATAACATCGATGTAGGTGGTGAAGTATTAAATGCTAACGTTGTTACTTCTCTATAATCATTTGCTTTTGCAACCCAAGCGCCATTAGCATCTCTAATATAAGCTTGTACTCTATAAACTTGACCACCAAATATACCACCCGGAATACTAAGACCAGATGTCGTATTACCGGAAGAACCAAAAGAACCATCTCCTTTTCTAATCCAATATGGGATATTAACCCAAGAACCAAAATTACTTTGATTTAACTGCGTCCCATCATGTACCACATTGTTGGTTTGATCAAATATTTTCCAACTAACATCAGTATTATTAACACCACTTTGGAAGGAGAAATTAAATAGATCAAATCTTAATTCACAATCATGCGTTTGAAAAGCAGTTTCTTGAATAGCTGTAAGTGTTGATATGTGGTATACACCAGTTACACCTGAGCCAAATGGCATAGCCGCGCTTATAGTATCAAAACTATTACCAACTTGATGTAATTGTCCACCTAATTTAGAATGTAATCTATATGTTCCACCCATTAAAGTAGGTTCATCTATAGCGTTAACTATAACACCATTAATAGTGGAATTAGTATTTTTAATAACAACACTAAGTGTTTCTGTTGTTCCATCACCAAACGAATAAGCATCTTCCTGTATAGTATTCCAATTATTACCGTCATTCCTTTGTAATCTCCAGCTTTTACTACCAGATTGCCCGTAAGATTTAATAGTAAATGCAATCTCTCCATCAGTACCTTGGTATGTGGTGGGTTCTGTAAATGTAAATCCAGTATTTCCAGCAAAATCAACAAAATTAAATGCTAAATAAGGATTAACAATCGCTGTAGGAGAAGTTATTTGCACATCTTCAGTTCCATTACTCTCGTTAAAAACAACTAAATCATATGTTTCTGGAGCTAAATTAGTAAATGTTTCTGAATGTGTACCAGCACTATCATTTTCTAACATGGTACTAATTATATTATTATTACTATCATATAGTCTAACACCTCTATCCGCGGGTATTCCAGTTACACTAACATCAAATCCACCATCGTTTGCATTGTGAGCAGACTCGTGTACTATATTTGAGAAAGTTAAATTAACACTATTATACCAACCAGGTTGAGAGTTAAAATCAACAACATTACCTAAACCTTGTGTTGTAAACTCTTCAGCGGTACCTAAAAGTTTTCTCTGTGTGTTACCACTAGCGTTCGTTGTTAAATATTTACCTTTTATATAACCGAAAAACTTACCTTCTTTTTTCTCAAATTTACCCACATAACCCTCTTCTAAATCTGTTTGTATATCTTTTACATACCAACCATAATCTACTGTTTGGTTATTATTAGTAGAAGCAAAAGTTTTAGGTTTACTACCTAAATAAGATAAAATTTTAAAATCCTTTACTATTTCAGCGGCATCATTAAATATAGTTGTTATATTTGAATTATATGAAACACCATAATATTCATTAGCTGTATCGTTTAAATAATGTTGATACATATCACCATCTCTATATGTAAAGTATTCACCTCTAACACTTAATCCATTTTCAGGTAAAAAAGATCTAAAACTAACCCAACCGTTAGATATATCATTGAAACTTATTGTTTCTTTTTCAAAAGCATTATATTCTTGACCAGCTTCAAAAGTACCTATCATAGCATTACTAACAATAATTTGAGTATCTGTTGTAATAGATGAAATTGTTGTACCTCTCACCAAACCATCACCCTCTATTTCCATTCCAACCTTCCAGGTGTAGTTTATGGGTGGTTTTTCAAACGTGATTGTTTTGTTGTTATTACTAATACTTTTACTAATAGCTGTTGGCCCTGGTTTTTTGTAAGTTATATTATATTCATATTTTTTAGCATCATAAGTACCTATAATAAAATCTTTACCTCTTATATTTTCGTCAAAATAAGTTTCTAATCCATTTTTAGATATAGTTGTTAAACCATCTTTAGATAAACGTAACACTGCACCTCTACTTCTATCTGTAAAATAAGATTTATAACCATGTTGAGAGAATGATTCCGGATTTTTAGCTATTCCATATTCACCAACATAAGGAACTTCTTGTCCTAAAACTATATTGCTAGCTGATATATTTGTAGAAGCATCAGCATTGTATAAAGAGTTTTTGTTAATCAATAACTTTAATATCTTGTCTTCACATAGAACCGTCATATCTGATTCTCTTGTGTTTAGTTTTTGAATTGATCCATAATCAGGATTCAAGTCTTTAGTTATATTTTCCGCTGCTATAAATTGATTTAAATCATTTAATCCTGTTTTAGAATTATATATACCAGAATATATTAAGCCATATTTATGATGATTCTCTTTCTCAACAGATGGTAATGTAGTTGACGCTATATCACCTTTCCCCATTACAACCGTATTAAAATCATCTCGTATTCTATCGGATTCAACACCATTACCAAAAGAAAAACAATTACCATAAGAAATACCGTTTGGTCTACCATGAATAGTATGCTTTGGTGTTAAATACATTTTTGGTGGTGCTCCAGTAGAACTATGTGCTTCAACTTTAAAACTTATATAACCCATGTCTTTATGGTCATATCTAAAGTATACCCTACCAATATCACCGTTAACTATATCACCAGCTGTACCCTCAGTATCTTCACAAACTATAATACCATTAGTGTTAACACTTTCAACTGTAGATTGAAAAGTACCACCACCATTACCAGAGTAATCTACTTCTATAGCAGATCCCTTCACTGCTATTTTTTCTGTTTCACTAGGTAAATATTTACCATAAGCTGATATAGATAATTGTTCTTGTGTTTTTAATTTTATTGGTATAGCTGGACCTGCTTCGTAATAAATATCAACACCTTCTTCTATTATAGGTTTTGTTTCAAAAACAGCTGGACTATCAACTGTAAATGTATCATCGTTATCGAATTGTTCATCTATAAGAACTATAGTTGTTGTTAATTGTGTATTACTTGGATCACTATAACCTATACCAGTGTCAATAGTCGCTGGGTAATTTGCTGATCCAGCGTTTACAGAAGAATGGTATACCGGTGACCACCCACTTGGTCCTTGTCCTAATGGTTTATCTAATACTATTCTAGATATTTTAGCATCATTACAACCTGGATTAGTAGGGTTTGAGCCTGAAGCCGTGTGTAGTTTTAATGCTCTATGCCAATAAGCATTGTTAACAGTGTATATTATTTTATCTGGATCATCTTTAAAATAAAACTTTTGAAAAGTACCATATTTAGCGTTAACAGTCAGTCTGTTCCAGAAAGTCCACAATTTATCATCCGAATATTCGTTCGTACCAGCAACATAAACAAATCCCATAGCTGTACTACCTTTATCGGCTCCAGCACCGTTTCTAACCACCGATGTTTCAGGAAAATTATTAGGTTCAGCACCATCATACTGAGACCAAATATGTCCATCCCAACCACCACCTTGTTGCGCATATAAAGTATCCATATAAACAGGTATACTTGTTTTGTAACCATCCGCATCATCTGTACCATTTACAAATCTAGCTGGATTATTGTCAGTCCAGTTATTACCAATAGCGGGTACTACCGCTGAACCAGTATTTGTCCATGAACCACCACTACTAGCATCAACTGTTCCATCAGAAGCTTTATATAGAGGTGTCCAATTTGGACCATTTTGATAATACCATTGTTTTAATTGTGTGTAAGGTTCTTTAAATATAGCTATAAATTCATCTGTAGCATTGTTTAAAGAATGTCTATTGCAGTAATCTTGCCACTCAGTTTCAGTCCTAGCGTTAACACCAGTGTTTGTAAAGTTGGCAGTTCTACCCTCAATTCTATAGTGCCATTCAGCAGATCCATCATCAGCAGCGTAAGTTGTATGCGTTGCACCTTCTATTCCTCCGGCTTTATTACTACCAGCGGTAACATTAGCGTGAGTTGTTGATATACCGGTACTACCATCACTATAATAAATAGCATTATGAGCTAAATAAGGTACTGCTAACTCCATGAAATCTCTAGTTTCAATGTTTTTACCATCGGTCATTACGTAGTTTTGTATTTCTGGAGTTTTTTGAACCTTGACGAAAAATTTACCTATATGTTCTGGTTTAGGTGCTATTATTTTGTTGTAAAAAACTAAATCAACATGAGTATTCATTTGAAAAGGTACAGTCGCGTGATGTGCGTTTATTTTAACAAAGGAAACATCACTTCCTAAAGGCTTATCTAATGTTATTCTATATCTATCATACGTAGCTGCTGTAGTTGAATTAGAGGGTGTTTGTATATTTGAAACTACATATTCTTCGGAATAAGTTCCTACTCTATGTACTTTCATAACCAATTGTCCACCGTAACCTTGATTCCACCAATCATTTTCTAAGCCAGCTAAATCAGAATCTTCCCAAGCTAAATGATCTATATCAATAAAAGTATCACCTGGGTTGATATTACCTTTAAAAGGTACTAATGGTGGAGACTGTTGAACTGGTGTGGATGCAGCAGCATCAACATACACAGGGGTTTCTACAAAACCGTATCTAGCACTATTATAAGTACCGGTTGTTGATAAACCGTTTCTTACGTTTTCATCTTGACCACTATAAGCTGTTAAAATTTTATAAGTTGTTTTTGTTATATCAGGTGCTTCGTTTTCAATAGACAAAACTTTAACACTTACATTTCCACCAACCCCTTCGTTTTTACCATGTTTCTTTTTTAAGTATAATATAGAATCTTCTGTAACTTTATTTCTATCAGCAGAGTGGAAAACTAACCAAATATTATTATCACCAGCATCATACCATCTATCTAAAGCAAAATTATAATATTCAGAAGAAGATTCTTTAACATAATAACGATAATAATCAGCCCAAGGTGGTGGGGTTGAATTTATTTGAGCTTCTAACAAGTTTCTACCATTTGTAATAGATTCAGGTATATCAACAGAACCACCCTCACTTGTTAGCACAGCTGTTTCTCTTCCATAAACATCCCCGTAAACAACACCAACTTGATACCTTCTTAAAGATTTACAAGATAATAATCCTTCTTTAGAGTAAGAATTATAACGACCAGCGTATGAATTTGCTGTTATTTGAAAATCAATATCAACTCCACCACTTTTTAAATCGTAATTTTGTTTATAATTACCATATACTAATCTATTACCAACAACCTCCTGTGCTACAGCTGATCTAGGAACAGCGTCCCAAGATCTTAACAATTGTGATGATGGTAGCATTCCATGTAATTCCTCAGCGCTAAATGTTAGGTAACCTCTATGACCCCTACCACTATATCCTAATCCGACTTCGTTCCAGGCAGAACTATCACGAACTACTGTTTTAAAGTTAAATATAGATGGTGAATTAGATTGTTTATATAATATATCTATAGCTACAACATCTTTTGGTATATCACTTCTAACAAAACCCCACATACCTAAATGTTTAACTTTATTTAACATTCCCAAATTAGAACCACTATTACTATCCCAAACATAATCTTCTGGTTGAAAACAAACTGTAGAAAACGGCGATAAAGAAGAATGTTCTCCGTCTATATATTTATATCTTAAAGCAAATTTTACAAACTTTTCCCTATACAAAGTCATTGTTTCTCCCTTTTGACAATTGTAAGGTTCACTATTACTATAATCTACATCTTCATTAACATAAGTAATTCTTAAGGTTAAAGATGTTCCGCTAAAACTATCTATTGTAGCTGTTATATCTGGAATAGTAAAATTATCTACATCTGGACCACCTTGTAATATTTGTAATGTATCACCAGATTGTAAACTTGTTGTTGAGCTATTTTCATTAGTTGTAACAGTTATACTATCACCTGGAACTATAACTTGTAACCCCATACCACCACCTGACCCTAAAGCATCTAAGTCAGCTGTAAAGGTAACACTATTAGTCAAACCACTTAGCGATGTTGTTGTTATTTTTTGAATTATTGGTGGTGCGGTTGGTGCTTTTCTTATTACAGTAACATGCTCTTTGCTTAATCTCACTATAGAATCTGTTAATCCATCATTAACATCATCAAAACCATCTAAATGTAAGTATGTTGGTGTTAAGAAATTAGACGTACCTAATTTACAGTTTTCTATATTTATTTTTTTAGGTTCGTTATATCCATCTGTCCAAAACAACATACCGTCTACAATATTTATAGCGGACATTTTAGACTGTGTAGTTAACTCTAGTATTTTTGGTTTTGTAAAAACCATTCTATAGTTTGTTGAATTTGAACCTGGCCAATCTATAGCACCACCATCTTCGGTTTCTAAAGTAGCAACATTAGTACTAGTATTATAACTAGTAACAATACCTCTACAGCCACTATCAGCAATAGGTTCTAAATCTTCATCAACAATCCTCCAATAATATTCCTCTGATAAGATTTCACTAGTAAATGTTTTACTAGCAATATTTAAAGCCGCAGAAGCGTAAGGTACTTCAAGCATATAGATGTCATTACATACCAATGCTGTTTTATTGTCTTTATATTCATATATAATATCTTGATAAACACTATTTAATTCGGTTTGATCAGATAGTTTAACGTTGTCTACTGATATAGTTTTTGTAACATTATTGGAAGAAGTTTTATAAAGCCACCAATTTATATTTACATTATTACTATTTCCATTTTGAGATTTGTCGAAAGTAAAAGTTATAGATTGTCCAGTTCCAACTGTTAAATCGTAGTCTTGAGCAGGTCTATAAGAACCAGCATTAGTACCACCACCACTTGCTATAAAAAGTCTACTAGCAGGTTGTCCAGCGCCATTACTAACAGCTGTTATGTCGTATTCTAATTTATATGTATGACCATCTTGTAAGGTTATACTATTACTCCAAAAATAGTGGGATTGAGAAGCACCAAAACTAAGTACTTTTAAGAATCCTGGACCCGGCAGCCAGTTGTGAGTTCCAGCGTTTTGACCATTGTCCCAAAAAGGGTGATTAGATTGAGAGTTATAACTCATTGTTGGATCGGTTATAAGCTCAGTACCACCAGTACCACTAAGAGTTGACCAATTTTGAATTCTAGAAGTATCATCATCATGTGTACTCGCAAAATAGTAAACAGAATTAGTACTCTCGTCACTAACAGCACCAATACATTCTTTTGGTAAAGTACCACTAGTATCTGATACTTGTTCATTACCTTTAGAATTCTGAATAGCACCACTACTAGAATTTTGATTCGTTATTACACTAATGTTTAACGCATCTCTATATTCTCCTGGTGGTAAAAACCTGTCATCCAGGTCTTTATTCATCTTAGATTTTACAAAATTTCTTTTTAATTTACGCATCTTAACCTTTTAGAGTTTTGTCTTTACCTCGCATTGTTTGTATTAATTCGTCTATTTTTAAATTAGACAATCTTAATTTAGCAGTTCTTCTAGCTGCAAATTTTTCTTTTTTATATCTATTTATAATATATTCTGGAATGTTTGATTTTATAGAAAGAATATCACAAGCTATAGCTTTGTACATAGCTTCCTCAGCAAACTTATGAACAATCATTTCATCTTCCGAACCCAACCCATCAGATATATACTTTAATATAATTGTTTTACCAGTTAAATTAGAACTAAAATGTATTTTACCGGTTAAATGATCAATATAATAAGTTGGATATACAGCTTGATCTGTTTCTGGATCTTCAAACTCAGCACCTTTATGATCTTCCCATGTTGATGATGAATTGTCTGTAGCTAAGTCATTACCACTAAAAGTATAATCTCCATTAGCATCTTGAGTTATATCTAAAGGATTCGATGTTTTTCTAGTTGGATACATCATATATTCTAAACCATCTTTACTACTAAGCCAAGTAAGCTTAACATAATTAACATAATCTTGAGGTAGTATCATAGTTAATGTATTTGGAACAACTATTTCTTGAGACTTTGTAGATTTAAATGTATCATAAGATAATTCTTGTATATTTCTCATAGCATGAAACTGCACATCAGATCTACTTACCGTTGTTATTATTTTACCATCTCCAACATAACCAACCATAAAATTATCTATAATATCGTTTAATGATACAAATTGATAGTCACCAAAAATATCTGGCGAATTAGTACTGTAATACTGTTTTTGATTTTTATCCAAAAATTCTATATATCCCATTTATTTATATTTTTTCTTGTTGAATTGATTTTTGATCTTCTCCAGATGCCATTTGGTATAAAGAAGGATCTTCTAAAACTATACCCGCCAACTGTAATATTTTTATAACTAGTTCAGTTTCTTCAGAGGAATGGATAGAGAAATTTGTTGATGTACTTTGGTTATATAAAGCTGTGTATCCGTCTACGGCATCACTATTAGGTACTAAACTATATCCCCACACGACGGTGGCTGGCTGTTTTATATAATTAATTTTTATACTACTTGTTAATGTAGAAGGATATATTCTTAATCTTAGAGAACCGTGATCACCTATAGAATCTCCATTTCTAACATATATAGGTCTTTTAGCGCTTGGATATGTTAATTTAGATCTAAGTATACTTACCAATCTATTGTTATCAATAGGCTCGACAACGTTATAATTACTAGCGCTTGTACCGTATAATACTTGACCTAACCTATAAACATCGTTAGGTAAAGTTATTGCGTTACCGCTTTTAGTTGTGGCTTCAAACGTGTCTTCAAAAATACTTATTTTTTCTTTTAAAATACTTGTCATATTAGAATACTCTGTGTTATTATCAGGTGTTCTATTAAATTGATTTAAGTCATAAAAGTATTGTTCAAATATATCCATTTGAGCTTGGTTAGCCATAAGATTAAATTCTTGTGGTGTTATATAACCTCTTTGCTCTTTATTTGCAATCATTAAAATTCTTTGGTATACCGTATCTACATTTACCGCCATATTTTTTTGTTTAGATGTATGTTTATATAATCACTTGATAAGTAACTATATTACATTTAGTTTATATAAAAATAGCCACCCCGAAAATAGAGTGGCTATTTTATTTAGGGTTATCTATTGTAATCTTTTTTCAATATTATTATAAATTTCCAAACCTTCATCAGTTTTAAAGAACATAGCTAAAGCTGAATAAGGGTGTTCACCAAAAGGAACTGTCATTAATTTTCTATCAGTTCCACACCATTTAAAAGTTCTTTGATCTTGAGCTAATTCAATTATACCTGCTTCAGTTGCTTTTATACCCATATTTCTTAATTGCACGTTCTCATCTGTAGCTAAATCTAAGAACAATTCTGGGTTTCTTTTAGCAAACAGCAACAAATCTCTTTTAAGCTCCTTAGAACTCATGTTAGATACCTCAGAACCAACCTCTACACGCATAATAGCCTCAGTAGTATCAATATCTAAATCTTTAGCTATATTTAATGCGTTAATTTCTGTTTCTATAATATCTAATTGACTTGCTGCAACTGCTTTAGGTTGCCACTCGTAATAAACAGTATCTTTTTGAGGGTGATAAAGAGAAAGTAGTTTTTGTAATGTTTGTTTGTTTCTTGGTACTGATAAAACTCCATTTCTAAAAACTATTTGTTCTAATCTAGCATCACCTTTAAACTCATCCACAAAAGGACTTCTTTGATTTGTTGTGTGTCTTAATTCTCTTTCGTAACCTCGTTCCTCATCAAAATACATGATACCTTTAGATTTTATCATGTAAGTTAGCGGTTTTCTCTCACTAACTAAATAATAAATTCTATCTTTTATCTCCCAAGTATCTTTTTTTGGTGTTGGATTTTCGTTTAATATTGTTTGTGTTGAAGTATCTGTATAGTTAAAATCTTCAACTTTTTCTCTTTGAGTAGCGGTATCAGTAAATTTAATACCACTATTTCTTTCATTGTTTTCCATAATATAATATATAATAAAATTAATAAAATAAAAAAGGAGGGCAGAGAGCGTTTACATGCATGCCGCCCTCCTTTTAAAAATTCAAGTTATACTTTTAATAACATAAAGTTATTAGCACCTTGAGTAACTAAACATCTTTCAGATAAGTAGTGTACTTTCATTGCGTCTAAATCAGAAGTAATGTTTCCTCCAACTGAACCTTCAGTCCAAGTTTTCATTCTTCGATCTTCCATTTCAGAAGCTCTGTAACGTACGTGTAAGAAAGGACGCTTAAGGTTTCTACCTAAAGTTTCATCATAAACAGAAGAAACTCCAGCAGGTATCATACAACCTTTTACATCAACTAACTTTTGACCACCTCTTGTAGCTTTGTCATTTAAGTATTTCCAATCAGTTTTGTAGAAATCATAAGAACCTCTACGGAAACCTGTAAATCCTAAATTAAGAGCCATATCCTCAGAGTTGTTAAAGATACCATAAGAAGTACCACCACCATAACCTGCGTTTAAAGTAGCTAACATATCATCCATAGCTAGAGCTAATTCTCTATCTAAGTACATCATGTATTCTTCAATAGCACCTTGTCTATCAAACTCTGCTAATATATCGTCAAAGTCTTGAAGTACAAAATTACCAGCAGCTGTAAGATTAGAACCTACATTACCTCTAGATTCTATTGCAGCGAATAAACCTTCAGAACCCACGTTATCTTTACCAAGACCAGCATTTGCTGTAGCAGAGTTAACACCTTTTCCAGTTGAAGCTTTTTCAGCCTCTAACATTGTCATCTCTAAATAATCAGTAAAACGAGCTCTAGTATCACCTTCAGCTTTTAAATACCATAAGTATCCTGATTGACCTTCTTCACCAGAAACCTCAATCCAACCTATCGCAGCAGTATCAGATCCTGAAACTTGATACATATCCTTGATAATAATTGGTTTGTTAGAGTAACTAGTTACAGTTGGCTCAACAGCATTGTCTCTACCAGTAACTCCTTTAGTATATTCAGAACCGTAAACCATTAAAGTTAAAGATTCAGTTGCTGTTGGAGCTGATGTAAACATACTGTGTAAATAAGTACCTGTATAAGGAGCTACTGTAACAACAGCACCATCTACCTCTGGTACATAACACTTAAATACTTGATCAGCGTTAGCTACTAATACGGTATCACCTACCCTAACACCATGAGCAGAACTACTAACAGCTACACCGTCAATAGTTTTTTCAAGTGTAATTTTAGACGGAGTATTAACGTCCGATCCATTTGTAGTTATCTTACCAGTATATGATAAGTGTAATCTACCTTGTTCAGTCCAAATAACTTGGTCTGAAGCCATCGCTTCTTCAGCTCCGACTTTGTTTAAGAAACCAGATAACGTTCTTTTACCGTATATCTCAGCTTCTTTTGCCATTAAATCCGGCATGTATTGTTGTCCCCACTGATCAGTTGCAGCAGCAGCGAAATCAACATAATTACCGGCTAATGTTACTTTTTGGGAAGCTGGTACAATTGTTCCTGCACCAATCCCAGATAATGAAATTGCCATTTTTTATTGTTGTTTTAAATTTATAATTTATTTTCTAATTTTAACTTTGAAATCAGAAGTTGTATTACCACTTAAAGGTTTAAATTGAACACCCTGTACTTTAACCTCTCCATGTTCTTGCCTAGGTTTCATACTAACATTTTTAGATTCAGCAATACTTTGTTTTAAAGCATCAGCTTTACCTTGCTCATAGAAATGCTTAGCAATAACATCTGGATTAGAAGCAGTAAATATTGATTTGTGATAATCAGCAGTTTTAGACATATTTCCATTTTTATCAAGAAACTTCTCAATAAAATTACCTATATTTAATTGTGATTCTCTCACAGCATTAGCATCTTTAACTTTGTATCTGTAAATCTTATCTCCAACATTATACTCGAAACCTTCGAATTTTTGGTGAAACACTTTATTTGTTTCTTCTTGAAATACAGCTTGTTGTTTTGCTGATTGCTCTGCTTGAACTTTTGAGTTCTCGTTATAGTTGTTGAAAAAATCAATAGCTTTCTGTTGCTCACCCGTGAGCTTCGATCCAGCTTTGATTTCTTCGTAATATCTGGATTTTAACCCTTCCAGTTGGGCTCTAGCGTTGGCAACTTGCTCTTTTAACGCTAATTTTTTTCTTTTAACATCTTTCGCATCTTCATATTCTTCGTCATAAGCAAATTGATCTTCCATCATAAAATCAATTTCTTCAGCACTAAGATGTGATTTTGTTCCTTTATAATATTCTCTTAAAACAGTTACGTCATCTAGTTTACTATAATCTCTATTCAAATTAACGTAGTCTTCAACGCTACCACCAGTTTCTTTCATAAAAGCTTTTAACTTATCTAAATCTCCTATAGGTTCATCTTGTTGAACTGGTTGCTCTGTAACTGTTTGTTGTTTTTCTTCTACCGCAACATCTTCAACTTTAGGTTTTTCTTCTAAAATTGGAGTTTCTTGTGTTTCTGTTTCCGGTTGTACTTCTTTTTGTTCTTGTGTGGACTCGGTGTCTTCAGACTCTGCAACCACTCCGCTGTCGTCAACGTTATCTTCTTTAGTTTCATTTTCTTCTTGGTTTAATGGTTTATTTAAATCTATTTTAAATACTTCGGGCTCATTAGAAGCTTTAAAAGAACTAAGATCTATTTTAGTCGTATCTTCGTCTTTTGTATTTTCTTCTAATTTGCTTTCTGTTTTTTCTTCTGTTTTTGTTTCTGTTTTATCAACAGTTTCTTCTGTCGATACCTCTTGCATGATTTCTTCTAACATGCTTTCGTTGTTTTCTTCCATAATATAATATAATAATAATTAATAAATTTACTTAGGATCAAACGCTCCTAAACCGAATTCCCCGTTTAAAATATCGTTACCTGCTGATTCGAAATTTTTAGGAGGTTTATTGTTTTTTCTTTGATCAATAAGTTCACTTTGCTGAGAGGCTTGTATTTTTGTTCTCTCATCTTTTCTATCTTCTTTTTGAGTTTCTCTAACATTTAAAGCTTGCAAATCCATTTGTCTTAAACGTTGATTAATTTGAAATTCATAACCCATTAACTGTTGTTTTATTCTAGCTTCTTGCATCATTCTCTGCGCTTCAAATTGATTTTTCATTTGAACTATCTGCGCTTCACTTTGGGTTAACATTTGTTGTTTTTGCATTTCCATTTCTTGCTGTTGCGCTGCAGTTTGTCTATCTTGCTCTCCTTGAGCAGCTATCTGCTCTTGTTGTACAGCTTGATCTCTTTCCTGTTTTTTCTTTCTTCTAAACTTTAACACTTGATTCGCTAGTTTTATATTTTTTATTTCTCTTATATCAATAGCGTCTTCTATATCTATCGTTCCTTGAGATAAAGCCATTTGAACATTGTTTTCAAGCATTTGTTTCTCTTCTTCATCAGGTGCTAATTCTATAAATATACCAAAATCATATAAATGTAAATTTTTTAATTCATTTAATATACCAACATTATGCGCGCCGATACTTTGTACAAAAGCGTCTCTTGTTGGTGAATATTCTATTATATCTGATATCCTAAGGGAAAGTTGCTCAGCAATTTCAGCTGTTAAGTAAAGATTAGATTGTAGTATATGTCTTGTTGCTGTATTAGAATTTGCAGCAGCTAATTTTTGTACACCCACTAAAGCTTTAGCATCTGGAGTACTACCATCTCTAGATTCGTTTAATCCAGTCACATCTCTTATCATTTGTAAATAATAATTATACGTTTGTATTAAACTTTGCATTTTTTGACTACCACTACCAGTATTTATTTCTTGTATTGGTATTTTTCCTGGATTCATACCTCCTTCCGCAGTCATAGATCTACCAATAACACTACCTGTTTGGAAGAACATGTTTAAAGCTTCTTGCGGATTATAGTTAGTACCATTACCTAAATCTATTTCAGCAAGTCCATCTGCGTCCAGGTAAACACCATCTGGAACCATTTTTGATAGAACTTGCTGTAATTTTAAATGTGTAATTTGAATCATATCAGCAAAACCAGTTATTCTTTTTACTAATGATTCTATTCTTCCTTCATACATTCTAGGTGCAACTATACTGTAATTCATTTTAACTTTAGTATAATCACTTTTAGGACGCATCATGTTTTTAGCTATCTCCCATTTTAAAAGTTTATTACTACCTATGACAGTAGCACCTTCATATAAAACCTCTATAGATCTGTTTATTCTAGTATAATCTATTTGTTTTTCGTCTGGTGGGTTAAATTGATCGTTTTTCTTAATAGGTCTTTCACCACCACTAGGCATTTGTTTCACTTTGTAAACCTCGTTCATATAAGTTTTATAATTAAAATATAAAACTTCTACTCTATTATTATCATCAGAAACACTTTTTGCTCTAGTAATATTTCTAGTATCTTTTTTACTTATTAATTCTTCTATATCTTCATTTGTAAGAAAAGGAAATTGTTTAACTAATTCATTTACCGGTATTTCTTTAACCTCACCAACATAATATATATCATCAAAATAAGGAGAATCAGTTCTTGAATAAACTAAGTTAGAAGGATCTACATAATCTATAACAACTCCCTCTGAAGTATTAAAAGAAGTTTTAACAGCGCCAATACCTAAAACAACTAAATCTCTTAATGTTCTTCTTCTTATTAACTCATAATTGTTTCCATCAAATAAAGTATTTAAAGCTTCTTCTTCAGCAATCTCTATATTTTGCTTATAACTTAATTGCATGTGTATTTCTAATTCTTCTTCAGAATTTGGAATATCAGCTGGATCGTTATGTAACATAGTCATTCCAAACATAGACTCTGCTCTATCGTTTAAATCTGATAAACGCATATCTGTAAGTAGTTCCTCCATATAACTTGTTCTTTTTTGAACACCATAAGGATCTCTAGAATATGTTTTTATATCATACATTCTATCAGCCATACCGTTTACAACTATATCTACAAACTTAGGAATAATTGGTACTGGTTGCCAATCTAAATTTAAATATGACAAATCACCATTTGTAGCTAATTCATCTTTATATTTTTTTACGCTTTGTTGTCCACTAGCATATAATCTTAATTTATGAAAATCAGCTCTTGCAGCAGAAAATCTTCTATCTTGAAAACTAGTATTACCAAACCACTCGTTCTCAATAGCTTTTGCTACTTTCAAACCGTAATCATAACTAGCTTTTTCTATATCACTAACTACCTGGCTAGGAAAACCACTATTAGTATTTGATTTAACCATATTTATATTTTAATTATTCTTGAGTTTAAACCTTTATTATCGTATCTAGTAAAACTAAAATTAGTTTTCTTAATACTTCTATCTTGATTTGGATTATATAAATGTCTATTGCAAGCCATTATAGCTAATCCAGAACTTATAGCAGCATCAAACTTTGTTCTTTTATTTATATCAAATCTTGCCCAATCGTTTAAAGTTTCATTGAAATATATATTACCATAACCACCATCATCTTTTCTACCAACATGATCTTGTATATACATTTCGATAGCTGCCGCGTGAGCTTGTTTTATGTCTTCACTAGTATTTGGTATGCCACCTATTTCTTTTTCTGCAACAGATAGTTTATTCCAGACTTTATCAGGTCTATTCATACTAAAACCTCTATAACCTCTACGTCTCAAATAATACAATAATCTAGGCTTATTGTTTTCCGCTAATAAAGGCATACCATAAAAAACTAAAGCCATTAGTACATCTTCAAAAAATATCTCAGCTGTTTGAGGTCTAGCTATATATTCTAAGAAAAAATGATTTGGAGGTACATCTTCCATACTAAACTTACTTAAACCATGTAGAGCTCCTTTAGAACCTTTACCATCTACAGTACCTGATATATCGTATGAGTCACATCCAAAAGCACCCATATAATCATTACCTGGATACTTCATATTATTTTTTATAACAATATTATTTTGCAAATGTGTTGGTGGAACCCAGCTTATTTTAAACCTACCAGATCCACTAGGTAAAAATACAACTTTGGAATCTTTTATACCATTAACCCATTGAAAATTACCTTTAGTAACAGCAGTATCTCCAGTAACACCTTCATTGTAATCTATCTGTTCGTATATTTTAACTAAGTTAAATATACTGTTTTTTGTTTCATCTCTAAACGCGTGTTCTGTAGTTCTAGGGAATTGTCGGTAAAACTCATTTAAACCATCTTGATCTTCTCTTAAACCATCTGCTTCATTCTCCCAATGCTCTATTATTCCTACATCTATAATTTCTCCGTGAGGATCTAATACTTCTTTTTTAGGATTAGTGAAAACGGGTTGTCCAAATTCATCTATAAATCCTTCATAATTCCATTCCATAGGAATAAAAAGAGAATATAAACCAGAACTAGTTTGTCCGTTTCTATTTCTTTTAACAACATCAGAGTTATTGTATAATTTTTTAAAGTTATCACCTCCTTTATCTAAAGCGTTTGAAGTAGAACCCATCATACACTTACCAACTATTCTACTACCTAATCGTAAACATGTTTTTGTAACTCGCCAGTTGTTTAATATATTATCAGGTCTCTCCCACTTACCGCTCTCATCATGTACTAGTAAATTTAGTTTTTCACCGTCATAACTATTATCACCAGTATTCTTCCAATCAATAGTTGTATCTAATCCTTCTATATCTTCTAAACCGTCTGTAGCAGACATCTTCTTTCTTGTAAACTTGCTAGCTGGAACTCTATAAGCTAATTCAGATTTTGGACGATCCATACCATCTTGTATCGGTTTGAAAAAGAATGGATAGTTTATACTTATCGGAACTACTTTGTCAGTAAACATCTTCTTAGCATCTGAACCTGTTTTAGATAGGATTCCATATCTACTATCACTCGATATTGTAGCTAAATTAACTGTTTCGGCAGATGACATGAACGAAAACCCTGAACGTCTGTTCTTTAGATAACACATACCATAACATCTTTTATCTGCCTTGCAAGCTTCCCAGAATATATAGAACAATCTATTCGCTTCTCTAAAGTCAGGAGCACCTACATCTATTTTGCTCCACTGTAGGTACATGTAGTGCGTACCTGTTAAATATGTTGGCTTTCCATTATTAGTAAACCAAAACCCCTCATCTCTTCTATTAAACTCTTCGTCTATATAATCAAACCACTTATCTTTTTTTTCTTCAGGATAACTCTTCCAATCAAAAATATTTTTTAATCTAGTTAACTCTTTTGGTTGCTCTATTTTCACCCATTTGTTTAACTTATGTTTAAATACTTTTTTAGGTACTTTAGGTAAAGCAATTTTTAAATTTTGTATTTCAAGTATTTCTCCAATTTGACCGGTTTTTGATATAACAACTATATCATGTTCTTTATCATATCCGTATTTCCATTTCTTAGACTTGTTTAATCTTTTTATAGTTGTTAATTTAACAGGCTCTACAACCTTACATAGTGTCTGTTTATATTCTTCCAAAACTATAAATTACGATTTAGTCCAATACGCATATTCTAAAATACACGCCGCTGTTACCGCTGTACATTCTACACCTGTTGCACCTTTTAAAGGAAACCACGCAAACTCACCTGGACCTAAATCAGCAATATTATCACCATTATCATTTTTAACTACAATGATATTGGTAGAATCTGTGTTTTTTAAATAAACATATGATATTGCTGATACTGAAGAGGGTATTAAAACTTCTGCTCCCGTGGTTGCCACTGACACTCTAGACGGTGATATAGTAGGTTCTCCAACCGATAAAATATCTGATTCACTTAAACTTAATGCTTGTGTTGTAATATCTCCAGCCGTTGATGTTAATGTTAATGTTGCTGTTAATGTTGCCATTTATTATTTTTTTAATTTTAATTATTTAGATCTACCTTCCGCAAAACCTTTAAATACTTTTGCTTCTTTTACTTCTTTTGGTTTGTCGCTTAATAAATTTTCTTCTTCTTGAATTCTATTAAGTATTTCAAACGCATCAAATATAGCTAACTTTTTAGTAGCCGCAGCATTCTTTAATCTATCTGCAGATATATCATCGTCTGAATCTACTATAGCTTCTTTAGCTACTTTAATTAATTCCTCTACTGCTTTGTGTCCAGCTTGGATTATATTCTTCTTCGTCTCCTTGATATTCATATTTAATTGTAATAAAATGTGATAAAACCCTATATAAACGTTCCCCGTCAATAACAAATTCAAATTCAGAACTAGGTTTAAAACCTATTAAATCACCCTCCTCTACAGTGCCATCTGAATACTTAACAATGCCTATTAATGGTCTTTCTGAATCAACGTTAAAAGAATCAACTGCTTTTATTGGTTTTACAAAACAGTATCCACTAGGTGATTTCCATTTGTTGTTATTTTTATAAAGAAAGATTTGTTCGTCTGTTACTAAATAAGTTTCTTCATTAAAATAACTTCTACTATTTTTTTCTTCACCACGCATGTCATGCCATCTTCTAAAAACATTATGATGAACAATAACTTCATCTCCAGGTTTTATATCTGTTTCTAACGCTTTTGGTATACTTTTAACAACAGCCTCTCTACTTATAAATTGATGATTTGATATTTCTGTGTTTAATATTAAATCTTTTTTACCAACTTTTTTAGTATTGTTATATCTGGAATTTTTTGGTTTAATTATATAATTATAAACACTATCCATTAATACTCTAAATTATATTCTACAGATATAGCCATGTTTTTGTTAAAATCTTTCCAGGGCATAACGTTACCTTCTTTTTTAATATAAACAGAATATTTATCTTTCTCTTCTATTATATTACATATAGTATGCCCGCCGTAAACTTCTTGATCTACCGCGTAATGCATGGCGTCGTTTTTATAGTCTTTACCTATAGTTATTTTTCTAATTAACTTTGTCATTTTCTAAAATAGTACCATCATTAATATCAATATTATCTGTTCCGTATCTTTCTTCAAATTCCTTCTTTAATTTAAACAGCTCTTCATTAATCATTAATGTGAGGTGTAAAACGTCATGCTTTCTAACTTCCATAGCTCCTAGTTGCATGTTTAATTTATTGCTTTTAGTAACCATCTCTTGAAGTTTATTTAAATCTTCATTACTAATTTTAGACGGTTTAGTTTCCGTTTTTTTATTTTTTGTCATTATATTTAATTTTAATTATTATTCAATATCTAAACCACTACACATTGTTGTTGCTACTTTTAATATATCAGCATCTGCTAAAGAATCTACTTGATTAGCTAAAACAACTTCATATACCAAACCATCAAAGTATCTAGATGTGCCATGTTTAGAACACATATTATTTAGTTCAAAACTACCATCGTTATCAGTATAATTAGTAGATGTACCAGTGTGAATAGTTAGTTTACTCGTGTTTTTATAAACTGTAAAAGCTCCATTACTATCTCTATATAAGGTTAAAACGAAATCACTACCAGCTGCCCAAACTGCACCACCTGTAACCTTTATTATAGTTGTTGCTGCATTAGATTTCACACGTATAGTTTCTTCGTCTTTAAACTCTATAAAATGTCCACCACCAGTTGTTATATCACTAGAAAACATTGTTGCTTTATCATCATGACTTTCTAACTTACAAGCAAAACAAATCAACCAGTTTCTTTCCGCTGGTAAATCTATTTGGTGTGTTAAATCATAAAAATGCTCATCATTCTCCTCAAAATCAGGCGCTGTTCCAGCTGTTGTTGAAGGTGGGTCTACTACCTGTGGTTGATTGCCAGCTGACGTTTGAATTAAATCATTATTCCACCTACCATAATCAGGCCAATTAGCCGCTGACGCTGTACTATTTTTCCACCAATAAATTCTTGTGTTTGTACTGTTTGGTATATCGTTAAAGTCCCAACTAACCAGTCCCCAGGATTGCGCTAGTGTTAAACCATTACCCATCATAATTAATCAACGTAACAAATACAAGAACCAGCGGATAAATCTATTTGAGTCCATCTACCATACAAAATACACCCTTTAGGAAACTCATAAGAATCTAAAACTTCACCAACAGCTGTTGAGGAAGCAGTACCACTTAAACCACCAACCGTTGGTTTTGATTCTGTGTTAATAAACTTAGTAGCGTCTTCAGCTACTAAACCATTACTAGAAGCAAATGTTGTGTTATCTTCTAATATAGCTATAGCTGTTATAACTCCATTTCTACCAGTTAGTGTTACAGCTGTACTTGTATGCTTCATTAAAAAACTTCCGTTTTGTCCAAACGAAGAGTTATACGATTCGGTATTTAATTTTAGTCTTGTCATGCTTAAGCTCTTTTAACATAAGCCATAACACTACCACCGCTTAAAGTTAGTGAAATCCATCTACCATATATAGTTACTCCAGATCCTAAAGGAGAAGATGATATTAAATCACCACCGCTAGCCCCAGTTAATCCAGCTGCACCATCTTCGTTAGCAGCTTCACCAACTGATAAACCACTAGCTCCGTTTTCAGGTGATAATTCTGTAAGAACAGTACTAGCTTCTAAAGCTGTGATAGCTATAATAACATATCCTGTTGGTGCTGTTAATTTGTTTGTATCTTGAACATACATTTGTCCATGCTGAAAATATTCGTCTGCAAATGTGGATGGTCTTGATGTATATGCCATAATTTTATTTTTTTACTTTTTCTAGTGATCTACCACCGAAGTAGGCGCCGATCACGGTTATTAATACTAATTGTAATAAGTCAACCCACGAGGACTTAACTTCAAACTCTAATGCACCTGCATCTATAAATATTAATAGCATGGTGCATACTATTAAAAATATTAATGTCATGGGTCTAACATTTTTACTAAGCCATGAATCACTTTTTAAATCCGCTTGCCAACGAGCTGTAATGTTTTTTTCCATTTCAACCTCGTAGTTAGCAATTAATTCTTTTATTTTTCTTTCTGCTTCAAGTTTCTCTTCGTTAGATGTGTGTAGATTATCTATGACACCACCAACGTTTTTAACTAAATCTGCAGCTCCTCCAGATAACAAGTTTCCTAACATAATTTAATTTTATTTCTTTTTTACTTTTTCAAACGAACTAATACCAAAACATCCTAATGTTACCCATACAAACGAATTATAGACAACTTCGTTTATAATTAAATCTTTGTCAGCCATTACACTGGTTAATAAATCGGCAACAGCAAACAAACACATTACCACGAAAGACGCAAAGCCTACCACGTTCTTTTCGTTTATTTCATTTTTATCTTTAAATAAACTCCACATATTAATGATTCTCCCAAGGGAAGTCAGCCGAACCTTCTGGTAACCAACGTCCTTCGAAATATATTTTACCTTTATTTCTTTCATAAGTTTGACCATCCCAAGTCAAACTATAATCATCATACCTTAATCTACCTGTTTTTAAATCAACCATGTGTTTTATTTCATGTGTTAATATTTGTGTTTCCTGACTAGAACCGGGTTCAACTTTTTTAGAAATAAAAATAGTACCATCTTTGTTAGCTTCACCCATAATTCCTTTACTTAAATTTTTTCTTATAACAGTAACACCAGGAGCTAATTGCTCCCCATCGCTACCGCCAAAATTCAAACTACTTGTTGTTTTTTCAGCTAAAGGATTTTTCATTTTAAATGCCATATTATCTATTTTTATCTTTAATCATATCATCTATAGCTTTATTCATAACTTTATCTGTATATGATTTATTATTATAAAATTTACTTCTATCTGTTACAGGTAGATCTTCTTCACCTAAAAGAAGTCTATAAATTCTAGATATCATTTGTGATGCTTTAAATGATACTTTATATATATTATATTTTTGTGTAGTTCTATTTCTATGTCTCCAAATATCTATCCAACCTTCTCTTAATAATCTTTGCCATCTGCTTTTATCCCAAGTGTATAAATACACACCGTTTTTAAAATCTTTTAAAGTGAATCTTTTTAAAGACTCTAAGTATATTAAAAGTTCTATATCAGCAGAACTTTTCAAGTTGTTTTGTTTAACTAAAGCTAATCTAACAGTTCTCCAGTATTTTAACAATCCTATATCTTTAAGATCTTGAGCAACTAATCTCATTATTCTATTATTACAATATCTCTACCTTTTATAACTTTATATTGCACATCTTTCCAAGATATACCATGTCCAGCGTGTTTATCGTAATATATAATATCTTTAACTTTTATACATTCTACTAAATTACCTACAGATACAACTTCTGCCTTTACATACCTATTGTCACTATCTAATTCTTCAGTTAATATTAAACCTCCTATTTTTTTAGGACCTTCTTTACTATCTAATACTATAACGTAATCATTAATTGCTTTCATCTGTTCTCATATTTGAAATTACACAATTAGCTGATATTATAGTGTTTACAACTGATACCGCGTTTTTTAACGCTGATTTGGTAACAAGCACTGGATCTATTATACCGTGTTCGATCATATTTACATCACTACCATCTACAACATTAACACCAATACCTTTACTTGGTCTTGGTCCAACTTGTTTTAAACCTGCGTTTTCTAATATAACCTTAAAAGGATAAGTTATAGCTTTTAATAATATTTGTTCACCAACATCTGTACTAGCTATATGTTGAGAAGCATTTAGTAAAGCTACTCCACCACCAGATACAATACCTTCTTGTAAAGCAGCTTTTGTAGCATAAATAGCGTCTTCTACTCTATCTCTTTTTTCTTTTAATTCTACTTTAGAGTTAGCACCAACTTTTATCATACCAACAGAACCAGATAACATAGCTATTCTTTCATCTATTTTCTTTTGAAAAAAAGGATCTTTTTCTTTATCTCTTATCTTTTTTACTTCTTTAATTCTCTCTTCAATATCCTCTATATCATCTACTGTTGTTATTATAGTGCTCTTATCATCAGTCACAGATCTTTTTGCTTCTCCTAAAACATCTAAAGATATTAAATCTAAATCATCACCAAGCTCTTCGTTTATAACTGTAGATTTAGTTAATATAGCTAAATCTTTTATAGTATCTCTTTTTGTAGGTCCAAATCCAGGTGGATCTATTATATTTATTTTTATATTACCTTTAACTTTATTCATTAAAAGAGCAGCTTTCACTTGTTGTGAGACTGGAGCGACTATCAATAAAGATCTATTATTTTTAATAGCAAACTCTAATATATTTTGTATTTTTCTTACATTTGGGATTTCTGACGATACGATTAGTACTAGTGGTTTCTCTAGTTCTGCTTTTTGTTTATCAGTGTCAGTTACAAAGTGAGGTGAGGTTAATCCTGATTCTATTTTTGCTCCATCAACAACATCAACATATGTTTTTTCTGTTCCAGAGCTTTCCATTAAAACCACACCATTTTTACCAACTTTATTATAGGCTTCGGCTATAATAGAACCTAGTTCTCTATCGTTATTACAACTAATAGTGCTAACACTTTCTAACATGTTCCCGTCAACAGGTATCGATACATTGTCTAAATAATCATTCACTTTATCTAAACAAGAATTAATACCATCTTTTATTTGTCTAATAGATATTCCATTGTGGTTATTAACTTCCTTAATAAGTGCTTCTGCTAATACCGTAGCGGTAGTAGTACCGTCACCAGCTTCTTTCACTGTGTTTTTAGCAGCTTCCTTTATTAGTGTTGCACCTATATTTTCCACGGGATCGTATAAGACTACGCTCTCTGCAACGGTTACACCATCTTTTGTGACCACCGGGTTACCTCGGGCGTCTTCGTAAATAACACATTTACCAGACGCTCCTAAGGTAGATTTTACTGCTTTAGCTAGTTTTTCAACACCAGCTATTATTTTACTCTTAGCTTCCGTATCAAAATCTAAATTTTTGATAAGGAGACTTGGTTGATTATACTCCATAAATTATATTTTATTAAATTAAATTAAATTGTTACTACTTAAAAGTCTTTACAACCTTAGGCCCTTTTGTAGCCTCTAGTTTCTTTGAGAAATGGTCAACGCTTCCGTCAATCGCTGCTTCCGCGCCTTCTATGGTTTCTCTTCTAGTTACATCATGCCACTCCTTTTCATTTTCAGGACTTTGACATTCTGTTTGATAAAAACCATTAGGTAGTTGGGTTATTCTCCAGTTCTTCTTCTCAGCTAGATGTTCCCATTGGCTAATAGTTTTTTCATTCGGTTTTTGGTTGCTAGTATACGTACTAGTCTTGTAATATAAATAAGTCATTGTTTTTTGGTTTTTTTTGGTTAATAATTGACTTGGTTTAGGGTGTTTCCCTATATTGTTATCATATCAACATCTATTTGATCGTAATCAACCATATAGTATCCTGATTTGTTATCTATTGTTACAGCGTTGTTATAACCCATTGATACTAAATCTTGAGCCATAACACCTTGATATATAGTATTATCACCTGTATAATTGAAATTGTAAATAGGTATTCCAGAAGATGAAACTCCCATTTTTACAATATTTTGTTTTAATCTAATATCGCTAAAGAATCTTCTCCAACCTCTTTTTTTACGTCTCTTTTTAACTTTCTTTCTACTAGATCTACGTTGCTCTGTTTTTTTGTATCTTTCTGAATATTTAGCAAGATTAAAACCACTAGAGCTTCCACCACCTTTAGATCCAGAAAAACCTACAAATATATCTGATTGATTTAATGCTTGAACTCCACCTGGGTTTTGAATAGGTTTACTAGTATTTATTAGGTTTCCATACCCAGCTGTCTTATTGTAATCCAGTGTATCGCTCTTGTTTTCCAAACCCCAGTTTCGTTTCTTTATAGCTCTATTACCCAATAAATTAGCCATCCACTTACCTATAGTACCAACCCTTCCTCTCATAAATCCTCTCTTAGGTCTTGGGGGTTCTGGATTTATATCTTTAGCAGTCATTTCTTGAACTCCACCAGATGTGTTAGTGGTCGTTGGATTAAATAAAAAACCTCCAATACTACTTCCACCAGTGAATCCAGTTGATTGACCACCCGCCCATGGTGTTGGTCCAGACATTGTTGGGGGTGTAGACATTCTTGGTGGAGGGTTAATTGGGATACCACAATTACCTTGATTCTGGGGCATCATTTTCCGACCCCAATCTCCTCCTATAACCTTGTTGGTTCCAGGTACTATATATGCTTTAGCTGGAGTATCTCCAGGTTTACTAGTTCTATCAAACGCACTAAATTTTTTTCTATTATAAGCCATATTTTAATAAGGATCTCTACCAGTAGTATTAACAGGTGGTACAACTGTGCCTCTTGCTAAATCTCTAGGTGAACCAACTGCATAACGCGGTTGATTACTAGATGGTACTGATGTAGTTATAGAATCTCCACTCCCATCATTAGTTTGAGTAGGTGTTATTAAATCACCTTCTGGCGACCAAGCTGATGGATCTCTTGTTATCCCACTATCTACTATAGGGTTAACAGGTGATGGTATCGCAGCTGTTCTAGGAGTTATAACATTACTACTACCGAAAACACCAGGTGCTACAGGTACGTTAGTAGAATCTCCAGGCATTCTAAAACCAGTTGATGTAGGTGTTGTAAGTGCTAAAGCTCTTGGATCAGATACCATTGTTTGAGTTTCGTCTAAAAACTTACCAGGAGCAGGGTTCTTATTCTCTACTACTTTTTTTTTATGAACTTCTCCCCTCATTTTAGTTGGTGCTTTTTTCTTAGTCTTTGACATGTCGAATTCAGGATTGTCATAACCAACTTTTTTTATTTTAGCTGGTGTATCTGTTTTATCCTCTAATCTATTGTCAGCCTTCATTTTTTTACCACCCATCACCATCTTTTTAGCTGGTGCAGGCTTTGAGGCTTTATCATAAGCTTCGAATTTTTTTCTTGTATATGCCATATTATTATTTATTTTGTATTAATAATACAAACCCGCGTTAGCGGGTTCGTACTATAAATTAGTTATTAAGCTGCGTCAACTACTGATATTGAAGCACAAGCCGTGATATGTGGAGTACAGTAAACACCTTCTTCACTGTCAGCGATAACCGCCATTGTACCAGTTTTGTTTTCATATGCTGCTTTTGCAATAGCCTGCATAACTTCTTTATGCTTACCAACAGTAATATCAAGAGCAACAACCGCTTGGTCAATATCTTTAGTTAATTCTTGACTTGATTCAAAGAAAATTCTAAGATCACCAGTGTTACTCATCTCAAAGTGAGATAGTTTGTCGATTGGAAAGCAAGCTACTTCTTCAGTACTAGTTGTACCGTCTATAGCTCCTTTCGCGAAATATAACATTTTTGCCATTTTTTTAATTTTTTTAAGTTATTAATTTGTTTATTATTTCGTTGTTTAAAGTCTATGGTTCTTGGTTTTGGTTTAACTTACTTTGTACTTGCGTCCTCCTTCTCTTTTAGTACCTTTTCCTTGGTTACCTCTATTGGATTTAACGCTTACGTACCTACCACGTTTATGGTCATAATCTTTTCCTTTTACGTCTCTACCTGCTTTTTCAGCAGCTCTACGTATTCTTTGGTTCTCCGCTTTCTTCTTTCTCCTGTCAGGAGTTTTAGCATAAGCTAGGTCTCTAGCTAATTTAGCTCTTCTTGCAGTTGGAGATAATTTCTGCATTATACATTGAATACACCCATACCACCTGGAACACCTTCGTCCGATCCAAATCTTTTTACTTTATTCATTATATTAGCTGTACTCTCTTGTTGTCTAGGTGGTTGTGGTAAGTTTATAACGGTATTACCACTACTCTGGTTATTTGTTTTGTTTTTCCCACCACCAAATAGAGCTGGTAGTACTTTAGATCCGATGCTTATAATACTAGACCAGTCAGTTTTAGCTGGACTATGTGGATCATTAATAGCTTCTTCACCTACTTTTCGAGGTACATCGTGAGAAACGTATCCCTTCATCTTGAAAGGTGTTTCAGTTCTAGCGTTAGATAATATTGATTTAGGACACATTTTTGCCATAGTAGTTTTCTTATTCGTTATAAAATTAATAATTACACAATTAAATTACTTTTTACAAACGTGACAATTGCCTGCTACTATCTATCTCTAATAACCTATTGTCTTATCCTTAGATATTAGGTACTAATATCATAAAGGGTACATATATATAAAGGTACCGGGGTGTTGTATATATAGGGGTTTTGTATAATACATCTATATACTAGTTGAAAAGGTTTTGGGAAAACCAATTTTGTATTTCACTTTTTCGTTTCCGTTTCCAGTTTCCAATATAAGTTTTAACGTTTTCAATATATAACCAAGCTCCAACCTAGGTTTATGCCTTTTTACTTTGGATAATACCCCTCACCCTACGTATATGTATAACTAGCTGGCAGGGCCAGGCCCAAGCGGCTGCTGTGTATAGCAGAAGGTGTATAGCAAGCCCCCCTCACTAGTTACTACTCCATTCTGATAATATATAATTAATCTCTTTTTAATTATGTATAGCAAAGGCCCCCCAAGTAATTACTACCACAAACTGATAATAGTATTGTAAATAAAATAATAACTAACATAAATAATTAAATTATGAGTAAAGTAATGAAAGTTGAAGAACTTAAAACTAAAAGATTTGTAATAAGAAAGTCGTTGATTGGAAAGAATGTAGTAATAACATTTATTAATAAGAAAGGCGATAAGTGTACTTACAATCATGATGAGGTATATAACAAGAACAAAGAGCGTTTCGATAATATGCCATGTTTTCAGAAGTATGGAAGTTACACTAATACTAACAACTTACCAACTTTCGCTAGATAGTGACAAAAGGTAGTTACTAAGTATTATTAACAAGCTAATGTCACACAATGTGGCAAAAGCTTGTGTATAGCACTATGTATAGCATAGTGTGTATAGCAGGGCCCCCCATCCATCTACTGCCACTAATTGATAATATATATGAAAATAAAATGAAAAGTATGGTAAATTACGTAGAAAAGCGCGTAGCTGAACTATTAATACTAATATTAATTATAATAATAGTAATAATTGCACAGTGAGAGAGTTGGAGTAGTAGCTGTTAACTAAAAATATCAACTAAAAATAGTATAGCCCCTCAACTAATTACAATACTAAATTGATAATATAAATGTAAATAATTGATAATAAGTAAATTAAATAATAACTAAAATAAATTAAGTCATGTCAAATTCAAAGAAAAACACTGTGGTGTTAAAAAGTAAAAGATTTGTAGTAGCAAAATCAAGAATTGGTAAAAATCAAGTAATTGAATTTACTAACAAAAAAGGAGTAACTGTAAAGTATAATCACGATGTAGTATTCTCAATCATGAAAGATAATTTAGAGAAACTAGCTTGTTGGGCAAAATACAAAAGTTACACAGCAACTAACAATATTCCAACAATATTAAGAGGTAAAGAGTTGGTTTAGTAGTTGGTTGATAGGTAGTAAATGGTAATACTAACGTAGTATGTGAGTTCGATTCTCACACTACCACTAAAATACAAACTGAATTAGTAATAAAAGAATTATATAATAGAATAAAATTATGAGAATAGATTTAAAAAAGATAGAAGTATTAGAAGTGGATGGTATTAATCACTATGATTATCCAAAATATTGTGACGCTTTTATATCAGAGGCAAACTATAACGGTGAACCGATGAGTGACGAAATGTTAGACAAAGTAAACGATAACTATCCTGATTTTGTACACTCAAAAGTGTGGGAATTTATAAATTAAATTAGAAAAATTATGAGTAGACAAATAAAAATAAGTAAATATCAAGGAAATACAGTTTATAGTGTATATGTAATCGATAGTTATGGAACTGAGCACCATTTAGGTTATTGGAAACATTTTGATTATTTAGAAGATATTGAGAAAAGAGCTGAAGAAATATGGGCGAATGAAGTGAAACCTAAAAAAGACTTACTCGCGAATGCTATACACAATTGCATAGAATTAGATAAAAAAGGAGGGTTACACTTTACCGATAGTAGAGGTAACCATAGAGATGGATTAGACTAAAATAAATAAATATGAGCAAATATATAACAGTATTAGATTTTGAAGATGGTAAAGTATATCAATATGAGATTGGTGTAACTGCTGGACACGAGGAAATAGAAGAGTTTTTAACTCATTCTGGTCATAGATTAACTAATTGTGAGTGGATGTCGCATAAAAGTAACAATATTATAGTAGAAGGAGTGACTTGTGTTCCATATCCAATAAGTCAAATAAATAACTAGCCGTACAACTGTTTACAACAATAGATTGATAATATAATTGTATGAAATGTAAATGTAAAAATATAATACCAATGCCGCGAGTCAAACTTGGCTATAAAGTGTGTGTCAACTGCTCTACAACCGAGCGATACGGTTGCGCACCACTAATTAACCATAAAACCGGTAATTCCATACAGATTATGTCAAGCAGTGACGCTGCTCGCATAGCTAGGTTGACTCAACGCAGAGGTTATGGCACGATGTTAGGATAATAGTATAAACAAATAAAAATAACTAATTATGAATGGAATTAAATTTTTAAAAGCAGATGTAACCACTGGGTTGCAGAAAATCAAACTAAATGGTGTAATTTATAAACCTTACACTATTTGTGACTTACCAAATCAATTTGGAATGGTAGAAGAAATAACTAATGAAGATGGAGATGTAGTAGCTAGACTATCTGTAATAGATGAGTGGTTTAACTACAAGGGTTTAACTTATATAATAGAATAATATGTTGAGAGAATCAAAAATAATAGAACAGATGGAACTGCTTGGTATTCAAGACGTTACCACAAATAGACAACGTAAAAATGGTACAGTACAATGGCGATTACCAATAAAAAATAACTGGCCAGGAAACCAAAAGAACGCAACTTATATTGAAATAGCTAGTTTTAAAGCGGGTTATATAAGGCGACAAAATGGTTGCTATACACCTTATCAACTAAATAAAAGAGAGATTACAACGGAAAAATGGCCTAAGTACAAAACTTATTGGAGTGATGATGGTGATTATATTCAAAAGGAAACTGGCGAATACTATACGCGTGAGACTAAAACTTGCAAGTTGATACCAAAAGAAATAGATAGATTAGAATATATGATGAAGTATTGTATTAAGAATTACTTTATTAAGCAAGCTAATCAAGTATCTGATGGTAAATTTGTACCTGAATGGATGTATGATAACGCTTGTAAGAATGGTCATGATATGTTACATGAGCAAAAACAGTATGAGAATGAAAGAGTTCAAGAAGTAAAAGATAGATATAAAGCTCAACTTGAAGAGTTGGAAGATAATAATCAATTACAAAATCTATCAGTAATAGTAAATGGTGAAAGATATAAAATAATATAATATGGATAAGAAAATATTTTGGTTAGATGAATTTAAAGGTGGTAATGCTCGTGGTGGTATATACTTCAGAGCATTTGACTTAGTTAAATTTATGAAATTAGTAGAAAAAGAAGAAGGCGAAGTAGTAGGATTATGCTTCGAAGATAATAATGTAGATATAATAATAAAAGATAATGGGAAAACAGAACGATAAACTATTTAAAAATATAGAATTATATGAGCAAAAAGAGAAAGCTAAACAGCAAGAATCCAAAATACTGGGACAAAAGCCAGTTAACGGAACAAAAGATAAAGAAAAAAGTACACGCATGTACAACTCATAATGGAGTAAAAGTATATGCTGTATGGTATGAGAACGAATAGTGCTATACACATTATAAGTAATTAGTTATTATTTATTTACTGCGAGGTGAGGGTGGTAATGATACACAAAGAGGTTTGGGATAGACGTTTTACGAAATCTCCTATAGAATAAAACTTTGTGTACAAACGGCAGGATAAAGCAAAAAGTATGTATGAGGTTCTTAGCCCTCCATACTAGAACCACACCTGCCCGACCTCGTAATATATAGTGTGCGCGAGGTGTGTATGTTGATAACAGAGGCTAGATATTGACCAGTAAACAACAATCTTACTCGCATGACACTAGCTCCTTAAGCGATAGCAAATATGGGTATGAGTGTGATATCGTAACTCGATCGAAAAACATACGAGCATATTTGTGCTGTTGGGAGCAGGAAACTAGGTTTGGAGCGTAAACGTTTTCACGAGCGCGTGACTACTGACGAGTATGAGGTTCGATTCCTCACTAGTTACAATTAACCCCCTAACTAAATACAAATTAGTTGGGATAATATAAATATAAAATATAATAAAATGAATAAAATGGATTTAATGACCAAGATCGAAGGTCTAGAAAAAGCGATCAAAGAGCATAAAGACTTTGCTAGTACTTATGAAAGTCAATTAACAGTTACTAAAAAACAATTAGTAGACTATAATAAACCAGAGTTAGAGCCAGTAGTATTTGATCAAATTACTGAAGCTATTGAGTCAGTATTAAGTGACTTTGATTTTACTGATGTTGATAACTATCAAGATCTTGAGTATGAGTTGGATTATGATGGTAGAGTTAGCTTAAGTAATATAGGTTTTGACCCATATGATTTACAGGAAAAAATATGTAATGCTGTATATAAACTATTTAAAGAAGCTGATTGTCCTGAAGATGAACCAACGGCAGATCAAATCAATTCTAATATACAAACTGTAGCAGAAAAAATAGTATAATATGAGATTAATAAGTAAAATAAAACCAGAAGTTTTAAAAGCATTAAAAAGAAATGCTGAAATAAAATATAGTGCTAGTTATAAAGCAATTATATATTCATTAGCTGATATTGATAATTATAGAGACTTAACTATAGATCAAGTAGATCAATTAATACTATTTTTGCCAAAAGAATTAAGGCCAAATGGTAGAACAGATTTTTATTATGGAGACTACTTGTTACAAAAAGAATACCAAGTATGACGGGAGAACAAGTAAGAGAATATATAGAAAATGAATTAGGTTGTGAACCTGTTCACGATGTAGATGCTTTAGCGTCTGCTATAGAAGAAATGTCTCAACAATTAGTACATGATGAATATGAGTTAATGTGGTTGTTATTAGAAAATAGACCAATTGATGCATTACAAACTCATAGCTATGGGTTTCATACTGCTAATGGTAGATATATTATAGAAACAATTAATGAAAAATATTTAGAATATGAAGAATAAACAAGAATTACCTAAATGGTTTAATGGTGAAGTATATAAAGACGGAGCCACTGTACAGAACAGATTTTCTGGAGAAGAATATAAATTAAATAACGTAGAATTATCTATGTATGATTTTGTAATAGGTGCTAGTACAATGGCTGAAATGGGAATGCATCACGGTAGTATGATAACTGATCTTAGAAAAGGTTTAGATTGGTTTAGAAAAAACAACGCAGAAGCATATATGGTATTATTAGATTAAATTATGAGTACAAGAGCACAAATACGATTTGCTACGCGTGAAGCAGGTCAATCATTTAACGAGCATCCAAATGCTATACACGCGCAATTTTATTGTCACAGCGACGGTTATCCAGAAGGATTAGGTATAGATATAGCTGAATCGTTCTCCTGTGGAAAAATATCAGGATGGGAAATAGAATTATTAGACACAAAACGTGGTGATTTAGAATATATATATTACATTTGGCAAGCCCCAGGTAAAGAAACATATATAAGTATATTTGAAGTAGATAGTTATCCAGATGAATGTGAAACTTGTGGTCAACCAGTACAATATGAAGACGCTTGTATATTTGTAGGATCACCAAAACAATTAATAGAGAAATATGAATCTACTAACACAAAATAGAAAACTAAAAAGGACATCTAAAAAACTAAATTTAAGAGTGTTTAACTTTGGTATACCAGCTTATAAAACTGCTTCAGGTAAACTAACTTGCCCTTTCGCTGATAAATGCGTTGATTTTTGTTATGCTAAGAAAGGAGCATATACTTGGAGCAATGTAAAACCAGCTTTCGAACAAAGATATTTAGAAACAAAAAAGAAAAATTTTGTAGATATAATGCAAGTTGAATTAGATAAGAAAAAACCAGATTATGTTAGAGTTCATGACTCTGGAGATTATTATTCTAAGAAATATTTGTATAAATGGGTGACTATAGCTAAAAGAAACCCTAATATAAGATTTTATAGTTATACTAATTGTATTCAAATGTTAAAAAGTATAAGTTTACCAGAAAATTATGATATTATATATTCTGATAGTGGTAAACAATTTGATCTTGTAGATAGACAAATAGATAGACATACTAAAATATTTTTTACTCACAAAGAGTTAGTAAAAGCTGGATATTTAGACGCTTCAAAAATAGATTTGTATGCTACTAAGTGGTTTAATAAAAATAATAACAAAGTTGGATTACTAAAACATTAAATATTATGACAGACGAAGAATTAAACAAGTTAGCCAATATGATAGTTGGTAAATTAATGAATATAAATAACTTATCTATGTGGTATGAGACAAGTACCTCTGATATATTCAACAATATACAAAAGCAAAAGTTTAAGAAAAAAGAACCTATTGATAGAGAAACTGAATTAGTAGGTGAATTAGCTAAACTAATGACTCAAATGAATATGTTTGAAGAAAAAGAAGAATATGAAAAATGTGCGGAAATAAAAAAGAAAATAGATAAAATACAAGAAGAATTAGACAATATGTAATTATGAATAGTACAACTAAATTATCAATAATAGCTTTAATGTTATTTACTTTCATGTTAGGTATGACAATAGCCTATTATGATGTGGCGATGGAAGATCCTAGTCCACATTATGCTATACAACATCGAGCATTAAACTATACTGAAAAAGATTGTTACACAAAATGTGACATTGAATTAATAGTATTTGGAAAAGTATTAGATTATGAATAGAAATGAACAACAAATGTATAAGGACATTAGCGACTTAACTAAAGCGGTACAAAAGCTTGTTAAGTTATTAACTAAATTAGCAAAAGAACAGGAATTATGACAGAAAAACAATTTGAAGTAATAGTAGAATTATTACAAAAGATTTATGTAGAAATGCATAATAATAATAATAGTTTAAAAACTAGAAGACCAGTAAGATCTAAAAAGTTTTAATATGACAAGAATAAATGTGGGAATACCACCAATTGAACTAAACAATCAACATTTAATAGCTGAACATAGAGAAATAAAACGTATACCAAATTGTATTGCTAAAGGTAAATATAATATGAATGGTATACCTGATAAGTTTAAATTAGGTACTGGTCATGTTAAGTTCTTTTATAATAAGCTATTATATCTTAAGAATAGATATATTAGCCTGTATAACGAATGTATTAAACGAGGGTTTAATGTGCAGAATTATATAGGTGCGTGGGATAATATACCACAAGAATTAATGAATGATTATAAAGTTCAAGATAACGATATAAAAATAATAAAGCAAAGAATACATGACAGAACAATTAATAAAAAGAATAAATGATTGGAATAAAATTAAATATCCTAATGATAACGAAACAAGGATAATTATTGCAACATTAAAACCAAAGGGGACTGTGACAACAGCCCCTAATATAAATAAGTAATAGGCTTATGTCACACCCAAGAAACCTCAAATACCTAAATGATCATCGTATCGTTTATCGTAGATTTCCAATAAATGATAAACCAGATCAAGATAACGAAGTATATATGTTCTATTTAAATGGTACATATGAATGTTATGAACTATTTAGATCGTCAGCAAAAATAACTACATATAAATCACTTAAATGGCATTTGCTTGTATTGTGGTATTTAAATCCACAACTTGATCAAGATGACTTTATGAAATTAGCAGAAGTAATATGCTACAAACCTAATGGATTCTTGAGTTTTGCTATACACGCAGAACTCCTACGTAAAATAGTATATGAGGTTAGTATGCTAGATTTAGATGGACCACCAAAGAATAAATTACGTAAAGTTATATTTAAACCATTTACTAAAATTAGTAAAGAAGAAAAGTTACGTATCGTAGGAGAATTAATAGGTAGATCTAAGAAAGTACATCCAGATGATATTTATCAATGTATGATAGATTTAAATGAATTAAGTAAAAAGATTACTATAGGTAGAATAGCTGGATTACTAGACTGTTCTACTAGAACAATACATAGAAATATGTGTGCAGAATTAAAACGAGAAAAAGAATTATTAAACCAACAACTATAATGGAAAAAATAATATTCTATATTGTATTTGGGTCATGTTTAGTTTTTTTATGTTATTGTATTTTTAGTTATATACATATAAGATTAAAAGATAAATAAGCCCCACTAACTAAATACTAACTTAAATTGATAATAATAAAATGAAACATTATAATATACAGAATTATATTAAATATAAAAACGACGTAGAGCAATCTATTAAACGTATTAATAAAAAAGAATATAAAGATTATACAAGATCTGAATTAATAACTATATTTTTACCACTTGTAGAAAATTTAGCTAGAAAATTTGCTACATCACAACAAGCATCAGGTGTAATGAGTATAATGGATTTAATACAAGAAGGAAGTTCAGGATTAACAAAAGCTGTTGATCGTATTGATTGGGAAAAGTTATATGAATCTGATGATAAAGAAAAAACATTAAAATCTTTCTTTTCTAAAAGAATAAGAGGAGCAATACGTAGAGGTATTGATATAAATAGAGGAGATATGAGAATACCAGAACATATATATAATGAAATGAGAAAAGATTTTGGTAAAGATAAAAAAATGGTTGCTATGTTTTTTAACTCTATATTTTTAAGTATTGATGCTACTGTTGATGATGATGAAAACTTTATATATCAAATTCCAGATGAATCAGAACCATATAATATGGAAATATTAAATATATACTTAATGTCTTTAATAAAACAACATTTATCTTATAAAGAAATAGAAGTATTAAGATTAAGTTACGGACTTGATTGTGATAAACATTCAGCTATTGAAATAGCTAAAAAATTAGATATAAAAGGTAGTAGTTCTTATGTAAGAGTTTCACAGCTAAAAAAGCAAGCTGTAGATAAATTAATAGAGAACGTAGATCACTCGCAAGTACTTGATTTCCTGTAAGTTACATTAGTGTACTATTGTAAATTTAAATAAAAACGTGTAATTATATATATAGACCAAATATACCAAATTATGAAAGAATTAAATCAAAAATTAGCAGTCATACAGACTAAGCTAAAAGCAAAAAAGTCT